AAGAAAAATAAATAATAGTTTTCATTATGGTTTATTTAAACAAAAAAATAATGATGTTATTTATCCCGAATTCATTAATCATTCAATTAATACAGGTCCTTTTTTTTTAGAATTAAATACTATTCCTTCTGAACAATTAATGCCTTATAATATTGATATAAATTTTAATGAATCACATGATTTTTTTAATAATTCTAAAAACGATATCGTATTTAAAAATGGCGCATACCTATATTCAGATAGACATTGGGATATAGATTATAATACATTTGATATTATATTTAAAGGTGTATTTGAAGGTGATGTATATTAAAAAAAGGATAATAAATAAATGAGTAATGTAATACCAAATGGTAATAAAATTCATTCATTAGGAAAAAATGATGGATTTGAAATAATTAGATGGAATGAATTATGGGTAGGCTCAATTGATACAGACACAGGCATTTCAGTTAATATTCATGACTTTTCACAAGATAATTTAGATTTAACAAATCAAATATATGACGCATTACATGTAAGAGGACATATTTCATTATTACAAGGGGATTTTTTTATTAGGGATTTTATAAATAAATTTTTAATATTAAATATTGCTGAAGAATTAAAAAATTTATCAAATTCTGTAATATCTATGAATCAAAACAATGATTCAAATCATGTCAGACAAATTAATGAAATAAGTGTAAACAATTCTGGTAGATATAATCAAAATAATAAAATTTTAACATTATATACAGATGATATTAATGAAGTAACAAATGATCCTGGATTACCTCACTTATGGTGGACACAGGATAGATTTGATATTTCTTTCTCAAAAAAGAAGTCGACAGACTTAAACGATAGTAATAATTTATTAAGATACAATAATTTAAATTTTGGTATTATTGATTCAACATGTATTATTCCTGGAATTAATCAACAAACAATGAAAATTGATCAATCATTATTACCTTCTGATATTGTAAATTCTAATAATATGTCAAATAATAAATCATTAATTGTTGGTACTTTAGCTGAAAGAGATACATACGAAACGCCATTTGAAGGTTTATTTTGGAAAATATTAGATAATGCAAATCCAACAGATAATGATTTATTATACATATATAATGGTACAGAATGGATTGAAGTAATAGGCAATATCATTAATCAAAATGATATTGTAACGAATATTAATAATTTAAATTCTTTGCAAATTGATAATTCAAAAAATATTACAAATTTTACAACGCAATATATCGACGAGTATGAAAATATTGACTTTACTTCTGCTAAAAATATTTATTTTTCAAGGCAAAGATTAAAAGATTCAATTTATTCAAATGATAATACAATTTTAATTACAAAAAATGAAGAAAATAAAACAACACTCTCATTAGTAGGTTATAACCCTATTTCAAATATAGAACAAGTTTATAATTCGTTAGGTTTTTCATTTGTACCAAACCATTCAGAACAATATTTTAACTCAAATTCATTAATTCCAAATGATCTTTATAAATCTTTTAACTTTCGTGGTACTAGTAATCCAGGATCAGTAATGATTGGACAAATTAGAAAAAGTTTTGCAGCTGATAATATTCTAAATGTTTCTCTAACTTTTAATTTTTTAAAACCTTTATTCTTTACTGATACAAATTATATTCAGTTTATTAAAAGTAATTCAAATTTACAAAATACTTCTATTTTTCAATTAAAAGAAAAAGTAGTTTTAATAGAAAAAGTTAAAGAAGAAGTATCAAATGAAATTCTAAATATGATTACTTCTTTTTAATTATTTTGTTGATAATTAAATTTATAGTATTAATTAAATAAAAAGTAAGGATATTTTATGAGTAATTTTCGACCTGATTTTAATAAACAACATATTTTAGGTAAACCGCCTACAGATTTAAATGATTTATCTACAGCTATTCGTTGGGATAAATTATGGGTAGGTGCAATTGATGCTGATGAAAAAATTAATATAAATACTAATGAACTTCCAAATGAAGATGGTGAATTAAGTTTAAATGCAATTTCAGCTATAGGTAATATTAGACAAACAGACGGTTATTTATTTATTCCTGAATGGTTAAACAGATCTAATTTAATAAATGTTGCAGAAGAAATAAAAAATATTAAAAATGAATTATCAAATTTTACGACAAATAATCAATTGACTGGTGTTATTGAAGGTATAAATTTAATTGATATTAATAATCAGCAACAATATAATTCTAATACAAAAAAATTAACATTATATACAAAAGATATTGATGAAGTGACAGATGATCCTGGATTACCTCACTTATGGTGGACTGAAAATAGATTTAATACATCTTTTTATTTAAAACATTCTACAGCATTAGCTGATAGTGAACAATTACTTAGAACATCACAACTAAATGATGGCTCACAACAACAATTAACTGATATTGTTAGAATCATTCCTAAATTAGATGAAAACATGAAAATACCTTTATCGTTATTACCAGACAATATAGTAAATCCACCTGTGCAAGTATCAAAAGTATATTCTGGAACAAATCAACAAAGATTACAATTTAATAATAGTTTATTAGTTGAAGGTGATATTTGGAAAGTGACTGATGATTCGCAATTAACATATATTTGGAAACCTAACATATGGCTTCAATTAACGCAACCTACAAATTTCGATTATATTAAATCAATCAATCAGGATTTACCTTCTTCAAATGCAACTTTTGTTAGACCTAATTTACCATCTTTAGGGAATCCTGTTGGTAATGTTGTACTTGAAACAAAAAATATTCCTGAACAATCTGGCTTAAATGTTGCAACTGATTTAATGTATTTTTCAAGAGATCGTGTCTTCTCTTCAATAATCTCAACAGATCAATATATAAAAGTGCAGCAAGATCAGATAACAAAGAAAACACAATTATCATTTGATACTAGTTTATTACAATCAACTAACATTACAATACAAGATATTTATAATGCAATAAATGTTGATGGTGTACTTTTAAAAAAATCTTTTAACGCACAAACACAAAAAATTGATATTAAATTAGATTCAGCTAACTTTTTTAAATTATTCACAGGTATAGATTCTATTATTACTCCGACAGTTGTTTCACCTAATCCGAATCCTACTTTAGCAGCTGCAGGTCAAGATGCTATTAAATTTGATGTTAATATTAATAGTTTAAAAACACAGGTTGTTAATTCTATGACAATTACTAAACAAATATCAACAATTGTTACAGATTTTAATATTAGCAGTTTTATTACACCTACACCTAATTCATATGTTTTTTGTAAGGTAAAAAGTGGTTCTTCACTTATTTTAACAGACAACTCTGCACATAATACTGCTATAGGAACAATATTAGTGTTAAAGCCTGATACATTAAATGGTTCTATTACTGTAAAACAATATATATATGGATCTGGTTCAAATATTACAAATATTAATACTTTACAAATAAATGGCAGTGATACAGCGCATGTTTATCGATATCAAAATTTAGCAAATCAACCCAGATGGGATAGAATATTATAATTTTCTTTTTTATTAGATTTACAGATTTTTATATATTTTGAAATATTTATTTATTAATTAGAAAATTAAAGGAAATACAATGGTCGCTTCATTTAACCCTAGTTTTAATAAGGGAAACGATTTAGGAAAAATTGATAGAAAATGGAGACATATCTATATCGGAAATATCTATTCAGACTTTGTAGAAATAAAAGAAGGAGGATTAAATGTTGTTGATTCTCCTAATATTAACCCTGGATTAAATGCAGTAAATTTTGGAAATAATAATCTTTATATTCGATATAATCGCAATAATAAATTAGGTTCAGTAGACAATGGCGGAAATGAATTAAATTCTATATTAGAAAATATTGATAATGATTTACAATATACATCTGATGATTTAAATACTTTTAAATTATTATGTACATTTCTCTTTAAAAAAATACAAGATCCCTATTGGAATGATCCTTATACAATAGACAATTTTAACGGAATAGATCCTGAAACTTTTCATCAAACAAATGATCCAGATATTACATATCCTTTGAAGCAGGGTGAAGTTTTTTTAGATTTAGATAATAAAAATTTATTATTCTTTGTTCCTGATATTACTGTTTATAAAAATGCTAGACAATTTTCAATTGATAACCCAGGAATTGACCCAGCAAATATTCCTAATTATTACTCATATGAACAACCTCAAGATTGGATTGACGCAAACAGACTTGAAGGGTTTTTAACATTATCATTAGGTTTTAATAAAGATGATTTTGCAACAAAAGTATTTGTAAACAGCACTGTCAATACAGCAATCGCTAATTTAATTGACGGTGCACCTGATATTTTAGATACATTAAATGAAATAGCTGCTGCAATAAATAATGATCCTGATGCTTTTAATACTTTGCAAACGCTTATCGACACTTTGTCAAATGACACATATCGTAAAAATGAAACATACACCCAAACAGAAGTTAATACCTTAATTAGTAATTTATCAACAACTTCTTCTAAAAAACCATGGGATTATTTTATAGGCTCAGATACTGTCAGAGGTGAAATTAATAATATCACTGACGTATATACACAAATCAATCAGAATAATCTTGTACAAAATCCTCAGAAGTCTATACCTAAAACACTTTTAATCAAACCTGACGCAACAGGATTATATAATAACGAAACGAGTATCTTACAACTTAATATTACAAATATATATCAACAATCATTGTATAAAAACGCTGACGATTATGTAAAATTTAAAAAAATAGAAGTAGATATTTCAAATGTTATTTATTCGAATGGCATTATTACATTTGAAAATGTGCAAATTGAACAAATAAAAATATTAGATTCACAAAATTCAAAAATACCATATACTATTCGAATAATCAATTGTTTAATTACAAATACTTTAGATTCTAGATTAATTATTAATGATGATTCTGGTAATCCAAATGTTAAAATTGAAATAAGAAATTCAAAAGTTAAAAATAATTTTAATAATAATGCAATCTATTTAAAAAAAGGTCAAATATTTATTGAAGAATCTGAAATTTCTTATTTAAATGAAACAGCAGGCGTTGATGTTATTAGTTTATGGCAAAGTCAAAATAATTTTAATATATCCACAGATTTAAAAACATATTGTGAGATTAACAACTCAAAGATATATGGCGTATGTGAAGTAAATGATAATGTAAAATTAAAAATAAAAAATTCAATAATAATAAATGCTTCTGATACATATAATGGCGCGTTATTATATGCTATAGGTACTGATTCAACACTTGATTTACAAACAGTGCATTTTTATAAAAAAGAAAATACAGTTTCAGCTGATATACATATCGCTGGTAATGGTAATTGTTACGTCGATCATAATATTTATGAATTATCTTTTCGTTTAGATCAAAATGGAAATATGATTTTAGATGGCGACAAACCAATTGCACGTAATGTAGGTTTTGAAAATTCAATAAATAATGGTAAAGGTATAACAACAGAATTTTTCTATAAACCACTTGGTTATAATTTGTTTTTTTACGATGATGAGAGGGCTAGAGATGCAATTTCAATAGCATTAACATCATCGCAACAACAAGATGGAGTAAATCTACCTTTTTTTGAAGAGGAAGGTTATGAAAATTATCCGCATAATCCTAAAGGTATAGAATTTAAACACTATGACGATAAAAATGTAATAGGTCTTGATATTTCAGGTGTAAATATTCATGATTTAACAAATGGCGATCAAATTGCGTTTAAAAATGAAACAAATATATTTGTAGAAAATCAAAATTTAACAGCAGGATTTAAAGCATATGAAAATGTAAATATTGGTAATTATGATATTAAAACTTCTGATCCTGATATATATTTCGATACAAATATCTCATTAAAATCTCAAGGTTTAACAAGCGATAATTTACCTAATTTATTTGAACTTCGTGGAGATTATATTGAAATAAAAAGAAATATAGACGTTTCAAATGATTATATTTTTGAAACTGAACTTCAAACAAATACACTACTTTTAGATACAATTAATTCAAATATACTTGCAAATCCACCTGAATATGTTTATTTACCTACATTTAAATTCAATGATAATATTTGGACATCTATTAAAGACCCTGTATATAATAGCAATATTGCAAACAAAAATTATGTTGATACAGAAATCACAACTATTTTTAGCGCTTTAAATAATATAAAATTAGATGATATTACTGATGTTAATACAACAGGTTGGCAAAGAGATGTATCTGGTAATATTTTAATTGATAATGAAACGGGTGATAAATTAAAAGCAACTACACAAGATGGAATGATTTTATCTTATGGCCCACATGAAATCAATGATTTAGATTATGATCCAGGAAAAACAGAAGATTGGCATGCAAAATTTATTAATGTTAAACCTAGTTTTAAATTTTACGCAGATAATAATCCTAATCAAGCTTTACAATCAATTAATAATACACCATTTGAAGGCATTTATGAGTTAGATAACGTAAAAAATACATATAATTTTATTAATACACAAGATTGGTATGATATTGTATATAATACAGATTCTTTATTTCGTTTAAGAGGTATTCTACCATTAGATACTACAAAAACAGAACATATTGAAAATGGTATTGACAAGTCTTTAGCAGGGGCAAATGATTATTGGAGTGCAGACGAATATTCTTTATTTTGGAATAATCAAATTACAAATCAACTTAATGTATCAAATGATAAAATTCATCCTGATCTTCAAAGCAATGAACCTATTCATACAGCACAGGAGTTTGATGGATCTGGTGGATATGAACCTGTTGCAATACAAAATAAAATTAGATTAGCTAAAAATTATACCTATCATGATACAGATGTAGCATTAAGATATGATGGCGCAGGTAAAGTATATATAGCAAAAGCGAATGAAACAAAATTTGGTAATAATTCAGGCTCATATACTTATAATATTCTAAATAGAGCAGGTTCTTCTACTACTGTTACAGATATTCATCCTACGCCAACAAATGTAGGATATGCAGTTAACCCTCAAAATTTATTTGCTGCATATGCACGTCGTGATATGACTAACTTAACAAGGGCTACATTAGGTGCAACAGTAGGAAACAGGATATTACGTCATGAAGATGAAGTAAATTATGCAAGATGGAATTTAGGTTTTATTACAGATTTTGATATAAATAGTGATAAAGTTTATTTAAAATATGATAGAGACAGTGACGAATATAAATCAGCAGATGCAACATTTCAATATTATGATTATTTACAAATACAGTCAGAAGATACAATAAATGGTATTGTTAATAGCGAATTAAATAATACTTCTTCACCATGGAATCCAATTAATGCTAAATTAAATCGATATTATTTTGTTACATGTTCTACTAATGTGAATGAGAAAAACTTAATCATCCTTCCAGAAATTACTGCTGATTCAATTGGTCATTCAATTGTTGTTAAGAAAGAAAACGCAGCAGGAAAATTATTGATTTGGACAAAAATACCAAATGATGAACGCTTTTTATTACAAGATGGTGTAACTATATCACAAGATCAATCAACAGGATTTGTTCAAATAAATATTGATAATATGGGACAAGTTATTAAATTTATGTCAAATGGCAATCCTACTGATCCGTATTGGATTGTTGAAGGATTCTTTGGCAATGGTGGTGTGGGATTTGATGTAAATTCAAATAGAGAAATAATTCAGGATCAAATTATTGCGCCATTTTTTGTACATGATCCTATTGAACCTGCGACACATGATCCTGCAATTTCTTTTGAATATGATTCTGTCGCAGATGCAAATGACAGAATCATTGCAAAAATAAACTTTGCTACACAGGAACAAGTTAATGAAGGTATTATAACAAATAAACCTATTACACCTAATACTTTACAAACAAAATTAACAAATTCTTTATCTGAATATGTTTTAACTAATAATTTTAGTAGCTTATTCAATACAAATGTTGGAAGTAGCGCAACTTTAACGCAAAAAATAAATGATCAAATATCTGGAAAAGCAAATTCAAGTGATTTAGGAACTGCTGCATATGTAGATTTAGGATCACAAGTAGGTAATGTTCCTGAAATTGGTTCAGATTTAACGAATAATAATTTTGTAATTACTGATGCTTCTGGCAAATTAAAAACAGGTACAATTACATCATCAGAAACAACTTTAGGTCTTATTCGACTTGCTACACAGGATGAAGTTGATACAGGGACTGGTGATGATGCTGTTACACCTGAAGCATTATTGAATGCAATTACAGGAAATACAACAATAAAACAAGCAATAATTCAATCAACTTCTGCAACTTATTCTTATGAATCATTAGTCGGTTCTGCATCTACTAATACACCTCCTACTTTTAATATTGTTACTGGTAAATATTATTCAATTACTACAGATAACAGAGGACAAATAACTTTAAATTTACCAGCGATTAGTACTAATGCAATTGCAGGTTCAATTATTAGACTTAAGTTTAAAGAAAATCTTAGTGGGTTTAATATTAAAATTAATCCTAATGGGTCTGATAAAATTGATACATTAACAGAATGGATATTAGAACACAAAGGACAAGCAATAACTCTTGTATCAGATGGTACAAGTGAATGGGAGATAAACTAAAATGGCTTTCAATGAAACCAAAGTTAATGGAAAATTTGGGACTACTATTACATTAACAACTGCTGATATAGATGAGGCACAAAACGGTCTTAGACCTTATGCAACTTATGCTAGGGTTGCTCCAATTATTACAGAAGAAAGATTCACAGCGAATCCTTCATATCAAGATAAACATTTTTATACTGTAGGTGAATTGGTTGTTAAGACGACTGATTTATTATATTGGAAAATTCTATATCCTACGAAAATAAATAAAATTTCAGCGCAAGTTTCAACAGCACCAACAGGTGATAATATTGTATTAAATATTAAAAAAAAGAGAAACGACAATGGGACAATTACAAATACGACAATTAAAACGCTAACAGTTTTGCAAAATCAAACAACTGCACAGACGGGAAATGATGAAGAATTTACGTTTGATGAATTAGATTCAATAGGTATCGAAGTACAAGTTGTAGGATCAACAATTAAAGGCAGTGATTTAGTTGTTTCTTTTAAATATTTTTCGACAGGTATTTAAAAATATATTGATATTTATAAAATAAATTAAAAAAGGTTTTATAAAGAATGATTATTGAAAGAAGAGACGTTTTATTTTTAATTGATAAAGATAAAAATGAATTTTATTATAATATAACTTATGAATTTGATGAAAATTTAAATTCACATTTAATTAGGGTTAAAATAAATAATAGCGAATATGATCATTTAATTCAATATTATAATCCTATTACAAATAATCATTGGCAAACAGCTGATGAAGCATTTAATTATATTTTAGCGGGTATTCAATTTATAGACATTAGTTTACAAATTGATAAAACAAACAATATAGATGGAAATATTTAAAAATGACTATTTTAAAAAATTTTAAAACAGCTGCTATTACACAGGTTGAACCTGCAGCAACATATGCTACAAGAGCTTTTTTATTAAATTCTTCAAATAATAAATTATTAATTGAAAGTCCTAATCAAGATTATTTATATATAAATAATCAGGCTTATGATTATTTAACATTAGTTAATGATTGGCAAGCTGAACCTACAGTTATTAATAATTTAAGAATAAACTCGGATTCTTCTAGGCATTGGTTTGTTCCAGGGCGAGGAATGATCGCAACAGATAATTCTCATTTTCCTTTGTATCATTCATTACAACAAAGCCTTTTAATGACAACACGTCTTAGTATGTCAAAAAATTTAAATCCAATACCCGGCTTTTTGCCGGGTATTGCTTCATATTCACCTTCACCTACAAATCTGGAAGGATATTTTTATTCTCTTGATAAATCAACTTATTATAAAAATGCTATTATTTCAAAACTTTTTTTAAATAGTAATGAATGCACATTAATCGATTGTTCTAGTCCTAATGTTTATAATGTGAACGGCGGATTTAAAGCATCTAATTTTATACTTGCAAAAGGATATGAGTTATATAATAATATAAATACTTCTTCTATTGGAAAATCAACAAATGCAAGTCCTGATGTGTTTAATTCATATATCCCTGTTGCGTATAATGAAACTTTGAAGAAAATATATTGCATTTTTGAAGCGTATACGAATAGCGGAACATCAGCAAATTCAGCAGTTTTATCAACTTCACAATTGAAAGTGTTTAATTACGATTTCTTAAACGACGGTTCAGTATCGTTATCATTACAAACGACTACAAACTGGGGTTCTAGCTTAAATAATCAAGCGTATATTTCAGGAAAAGACTTTTCATTAGCTGGATTAAATGTGCAGGGTGCTTTTAATAAATACGTAACATCAACAGCATATGGAACAAATCACTCATCGTATATGGGAAAAGACAATACAGGCAATTTATACTTTTTATCAACATTTAATCATATGAGAACAACATGGAATTCTGCTGTAAACCCATCAGATTTTAATATTATTGTAACAGGTATAAAAAGTGCATCAACAGACCCTGTTAATCCTACTTATGTTTTCGATACAGGGTCAGGTACAGGGTCAGGTGTTAGAATTAATAGAACAGGTTGGTATGATACGAAAGCCGGGTCATGTTTCACATATTGTAATATTCCATCAAAATTTGAAAATTCACCATTATCTAATGAAAGTGATATATATTATTCTTATATTCCAACTTTTGCTGATACTACAACAGCTTCAGGTGGTGTTAAATATACTTCAACTGATACAACAACATATTTCACACCGATTTTGGTAAAATGGAATAAATCTGTAAATCCATTTGCTGCAGGCACAAACGCAATTACAATTAAAGATTGTAATATTGTATATGACGCAGGTGATCCTACAAAAAGCTGGTTTACATACGCTAATGTATATAATACTGCAACAGGTGCAAATATTCCTCTAAATTCTTCACATGTTAGAAGAAATAGTCAATGTTTTGTTACAAAATTAAACAGTACATATTATTTAAACTTTATTCAATGTTTAGGATATAAAGGGTCTTATGATTTTGGATCAGGAAATAACTTAAAATATAGAATTGTTACTTATACAATTGGAAATACAAGTTGGGAAAACTTAACTTTTCATAGCAGCTCACAATTAGATGATGATGTGTTAAGTTTCTTACCTATTGATGAAACATGGTTTACTAAAATTATGTGTCTTCATACTAATTCATTATGTTTTTATACTTTTTCAAGTGCTGGTTGGAATTTAAGTTATAAAGAAGTTGGATCATTTAGACAGGTAACAAGAGATCAATTAAATAGAGTTTGGGCGTATTCTGTTTCAAATGATGATATTCTCGATACAAATGTATCAAGTTATGTAACTGCTGGGACAGGTTATGGAGCTACAGATGCGCAAGCAGAATTTAATGTTTCATTACATCTAATATCGGAATCTTTAAATAATGTAATTCAAGTTCGCTTCGAAGAAAATACTCAAAATTATACAGGCGTTGATATTAACAGTAATGTTTATGTTTCAGTATTTGATGAAAATGGAGTAAGAATTGCTGCAAATGTTCAATTAACTTTGGAAGGTGCAAATACATTATTCGTATTACAAAATAATTCAACAACATACACAACAAATGTTACGACATTACAAGCTAGTGATTTAGCTGTGCCTATTAAAATTGTTGGACCAGGATATGCCAACGTTTATGCAAACGTCATTTTTTAATTTTAATCATAATATTAATTTTTCTATAATTAGTTATAAGATATTTCAATTAAGAGAAAATTATGACAAAAATAAAAGAATCTGAATTCGTTTTTCAAAATCTAGGTTTATATAATCAACAAAATTATTATCTATATACAAATAGTCCTATTGCTTTTGATGGTGCATCACCTGGGTTTTTATTTATAAATAATGAAAGAATATTGTCAAATATTATGGTAGAAAATCCTAGTTCAACAAAAAATGAATTAATTTTTGCAAAAAATGATATTCGTGATAAAGATTCACTTATATATAAACATTCACAAAAATTTTTAGGATTTAATTTTACAAAAAAGATATTTTCAACAAGCACAACATCTTTAAATTATTTAGCTGATGAATGGTCAAGATTTAATGCAATATTTTCAAATAAATTATTAACGACGCGATTATCAACAAGCAAATCAAATGTGATGTTTAAAAGATATTATAATAATGTAAAAAGTATGACAGACATGTCATCAGGTAGTACAGACGCCTTATCAGAATATAGAGCAATGGAAGTAAATAGAGACATGACATGTGATAATCATTATCTTTTTTCATTGGATTCTTCTTATAAATCTGCTGGTTTATTGTCTGTTTTAAATGATATTAATAATTCACAGAAATATATATTATTTACAGACGCTTCATGTTCTCAAGGTGTATGGAGTGACTTCCCACAGTACAATTTTCAAAGTTTATTTATATATAAAGACGATGATATTAATATTGAAACTTATTCATCAACATTCGTAGATAATGTTAAAAATACAGGTGATATTTTAAAAAATACATTATCAACAACAAATGCTATTCCAAATAATCAATTAACATATTTATTTACAGATTTTACGAATAGATCAATATACTTTTTAAAGACATCGCAGTTTAAATCATCTGGCGCTTTAAAGGCTTATAGACATTTTACATTTACAACAATTCTTAAAGCAACCTGGGGTGTTAATGAAACTATTTTAAATGCAAAATTTGCAGCAAATACAATACAAAATTTTGAAAATATAACAACGACAGCGAATTTTTTGGCATCTAGCTTTGGGGTTTTAGGTCAAGCAGGTTCAACAGCTGACGCTCGTTATTTTACAAAATATCTAGGATATATGGGTCAAGACTTTACAGGACAAAATTACTTTTTATATATTAATGAAGGCGTAACAAGAGACGCAAGTGCAGTATCAACAAATATTGAAAATGCAGTTTCTAATATTGAAACTATTTTAAAAAACTCATGGACAACAGCAATTATAAAAGAAAATCCATCAAATAGCACTACAACAAATCTTAAAAATATTAATTATACATACGTATCTCAATATTATGAAATAGGAAATACAAATCGAAATATAACAATTACATCTACAACATCAGTTGCATTAACATTAAATAAAAATAATACATTTAATTTAACAACTGCTAATGTCACTTATTATGCGCCTGTAAACCCTGCTAATAATGATATTTTTAGAGTACAACATTTAGGTTCTGCAGGTTCATTTAGAGTAAATATCTCTGCAACAAATTCAACAAATTTAGTACCATTAACAACAACAGCGTCAGTAATAAAAACTTATTATTTTAAATATAATTCATCGAATACAACTTGGGAATTACAGACAGATTTAGGTTATTTTCCAATACCTGGAACTCATTTATGGAATGAACCTAGAACAGGTTTAGTTTCAACATATTTACCTGTTCCTTCAAAAGCAATTGTAAGTCCTAATAATTCAAATATATATTACTTTTATGCACCTGCATATACAAATACTGACTTTTCATCATCAAAAGTAAATGCAAATTTATCAATATATACACCTGTTTTATATACTTGGGATAAATCATTAACTACATCTGATGCTATTACAATTTTTGATACTAATATTACATATCCTGACTCGAATACATGGTTAACATATGCAAATACGCATACAGAGGGATACAATAAAGGTACAGGATATGCTGATGGTACTGAATTTTTTTATAATCATGAAACAGTAGATAAAAGCAGAGAATCACATGATAATTCACAATTATATAAATTTTTTCATCATAATTTCATTACAAAAGTAGGAAATCGTTATTTTTTAAATCATTGTATTTTTTATGGGACAGATCATAATGCTAATATTTTAGTAGATAATTCAAATAATGATTTAAGTACATTACAAAAAGAAAAATGTAGAAAAATTATTACATATGAAATAGATACATCTAATTGGCGTAATTTAACTTATCATAGTGTTTTTGGGTTTATTGATACTCAAATTGGGTTTTTGCCATTAGATGAGACAAATTTTACAAAAATTCTAATAAATCAGAAAAATTCTGTAAGTATTTTAGATTTTGACGTAACAATAGGTTGGTCATTATCAGCATTATATGATGGTAATTTTATACAGATTTCACGTGATAGTAATGATGTAATTTGGGCAGTTAAATGTAATATTAATTTGTCTGAAAAATTATATGGTAATTTGTTAACAAATTTGGTTTCACAAAAGGTTATATTTGAATTGCATAAATTATCAGAAATAGATACAGGCAATTTATTGAATATATCATATAGAGTTGAGTTGAATGAAGAAAATAACGAAAATATATTTTATCAATCATTGATTGATAATAATGCAAATTCAATTATTAAAAATTTAAAATTATCTGTTTATGATATTAATAATGATAGACAAAATGTGCAAGTTAATTTACAAATTCAAAATGGTAATGGTAAAGTTTTATTTAATGATAATGGATTAGATTATATTTCTGTAATTTCTGAACAGACTAGCGATGTAAATATTGAACTTTTAATACAAGAATCACAACAATTTCATATTGTTGCTAGTATTAATATAGTATAAGAATTTTTTTATATTTAATATTAATACTATAAAAAGCGGGTTATATTAAAAGATGTTAACAAATTTACCTTTTAAATATTTTCAAGTTAAAAATACAACACAATTTGAAGTTAAAGATGGAAAAATTTTTCGAAAGAAAGAAAAATATCATCAAATAAGTCAACAATTTCAAACGAATAACAAAGATTTTTTACGTGTATCAAATGCAACGAATATTAATAATGTAACTTTCGAAAACGATGTTTATTCAATAAATTTTGAAAAAACAAATACATCATATGATAATTTAAATGTTATAGATGAAACAACAAATATAAGTAACAATAATTTTATAGAACAACAACATATAATAAAAGTATTAGATTTTATATCAACAAAAGATATACCTGTTTCGTTACAAAATAATGATGTTTTTGACGTCGATATTACTAATTTTAGTATCGATACGATAATTGTTCCTATAATAGATAATTCGCAAGTACAATCGTCTATTAATCAATATAAAAATGTTGGAAATACTATTGTAAAATCTGACTATTTATATGTACATGATAAAACAGACAGCCTATATTTAAAGGTCGTAAATAATGGCAGCGACAGTTATGTTATTAATGAAAAAGTAATAGTTACGAATGATAGTGGAAATGGTGGAAATAACCAATCAGGCGGACAATATAAAGAATTTTGGGCATAAAATATATTTCCAAAATAATATTTAAAATACAAATGAAAGAATTTAAATAAATATGTCAATAAGTAATTTAATAAAAATAGATGATTTTGAGTTTTTACTTGCTAATCGAACAGCTTCTATTGATACAACAATTGTAAATGCAAGCGCAGGACCATTATTTTTTAATGAAACGAATCTATTAGGAAATATATTAATTGAAAATCCTGGGAATAATGAACTATTTATTTCTAGAAATACAAAAATTTCTAAAAAAGATAAAACTTTCTCAAATATAATAAAAACAGTAGATTCTTGTAAATTTTTAAATTATAAAAAAAGTTTTTCTTCTCTTCAAAATTTAATATATAATTTTGTAGGTTACCCAGATTTATTTAATTTATCTAGCAACATTTTTTCTAATAAATTATTAACTAACGGGAAATCAATTAATAAAATTTCAACATATGGTATATCATATAATAATGATGCGACATACGGAACATATTATCAAAAGAATTCAAATGCAGATTATTCTCATCTATTTTGTCTTGATAAAAATATTTCAAAGCAATTAGGTTTATTAAATATTATTGAAAATCCGAATACATCTCAAAAATATATACTTTTTAATGAACAATCATCAAATATGTCAAGAGGTATTACAACCTGGAATACTGGTTTAACAATTAATACTCATGCAGATAATGCACTTATTTTATATAAAGGTTCAAATATTAATATCGATGCTAGCAATTCTCAATTGACAAAAGTTGTTCCAATTGAATCAAATCACTATTTTGTTGCAGGAAATACACAATATATTAATACAAATATCATGACATCTACAAACCCTGATACTGTTACAACTGCAGCTGGTTTATCTTCAACAATATCACAATCTAGAAAAATAACATATACTGGTGCAACATTAAACAAAGAATTCCAATTAAATGTTGGGTTAACAGGGGGTTGCAAAATTTTATTTGAGTTAGCAGAATCAGCGTCAGGTTCTTTTTTTGTAACATATAATTCTGTAAGATTATGTGATACTATTACTTCATCTTCATCAACAAAGATAGTTTTACTTGAATTTGCAAATGGAGGTTGGTATAATATTACAAATCTTTATAAAGATGCTACAACAAATCCTGTTAATGAAGTAAATACTTTATTGTTTTCAAATCTTAGTTATATTTCAACAGATTTTATAAATAAAAAAATAATCTGTATTAAGCATGATATGCCAAGTACAAGAGGTATTTCAGGGCAAACAAGAGTTTTATCACCGTCATATACATCAGAAATAGACGATTTATCATTATGGAATAATAATTATAATACACCTGTTAATTTATATTTTAATACAGATTTATTTTCTGATGTTAAAATACCTTATAATACTGTTTTAGCAGGTGACGCAGATAGTCAACGTGTTCAAAAATTTGGAAATTCAAATATTATGCAACAACGAATAGGCGATGGATTATTAGGATATGCTAGGACTGATTCTAGGGTAGGAATTAATTATATGGGTTATTTAGGGCAGGATAATTTAGATCAACATTACTATTTAAATGTTTCAAATTCATGTCTTAAATCAGGAACACCTACGACAGATATTAAAAAATATTTTTCAACAAATATTATTAGAGATTTTAATAAATCTTTAAATTTTAAATCTATATATCCTGTTAATCCCACGACAACGATAGTGAATAAAACGATAACAACTACATCAGACAATTACGTAATGACAATAAGTTCATCTAATATTACAGAATATAATATTACAAATGCAGGGTCAACAAATTTTATGTGGGTTGCAATTGAACAAAACTTTGCATCATCTGATATTGGTAAAATCATTAGAATTAATTTAACAAAAACTGTAGGTAATCATAATAGTTTTGGAATAATGTTTAATCCTGATTTAAATATTAGATTTGATAATTTTGTAATGTCAATGACATCAAGTGGATATGATTTCTATAATACTTCAGGCGACAATAAACAAATATATCCATATCAACATGTAACAATTGATACTATTCAAAATTATCATGGTATATTATTAGGTTTAGGTACTTATTCATTCGAGTTGATTGTTACAGGTGTAAATCAAGCTGATATATATAATATGAATAATGTTAGTAATTGCATTAATTTAAATTATAATTGTTTACAAACATATGATGATCCTAATATTATAGGCACAACAACAACATTAACAGCAACATCGCAATTATCATCTGTTTGGAAAAATTATACATATTCATTAAGTAATGCAGGATTTATATATTATCCACCTCTAAGCCCAAAAATTGGTGATAAATTTAAAGTATCTCATATATCAGGCACAGGATCTTTTAAAGTTCAATATAGAAATATTACAAATACAACACAAACATTTGATTTAACGCCGCTAATTAATTCATCTTCTGCACAAAAAAGTTATGTTTTTGAGTGGAGAGGAAGTCGTTGGAGAGAAGTAATAGATATAAATGATATTCCAGGCAATAATTGGGCAAATTCTGATTTTAAAACAATTAAAAATTGGACAAATTCGACATGTGGTAATAGTATGGTATATTTTAATGTGCCAAGTAAAGTTGAGCTTAATCCAATTGTTACAAATTTATATCATTTTTATGTTCCAGCATATTCGACAGGAAATACCACACATGACTTTTTAAAAACAACAAATTATTTTTCACCGATTGTATATAATTGGAATAAATCTATTTACGATACAAATCAATTTGAATTATTGGATTGCAATATTACATATCCTATAGGAACTGATTGGTTTACATACGGGTGTTTACATGATGAAATTTATAGTTCAAAAACAAATATAACTGGCACAAATTTCGTTTTATCAACAACACCTGAACATGATAATGGCCAATTATATAAATACATGAATCATAATTTTATTACAAAAATCGAAAATAGATATTTTTTAAATCATTGCATTTTTTATGGTACAAATCGTAATGCAGATTTATTAGTAGATAATTCTTCATTAACATCTACACAAAAAACAAAATGTCGTAGAATCGTAACATATGAAATAGATATATCTAATTGGCGTAATTTAACATATCAAAGTTATTATGAGTTTAATGAAACACAAATTGGATTTTTATCATTAGACGAAGATAATTTCACAAAAATATTAGTAAACCTAAAAAATTCAATTCAAATTTTAAATGGAAGAATAAATAGTTCAAATAATTTTGAATGGATTTTAAAGCAAAAAGATGCTGGAAACTTTGTTCAAATAGCACTTGATAATCAAAAAAATATTTGGGCATGTACATGTAATATTGATCTTGATAAATCATTTATAAATGATTGGACAACATCTTCTTTTAATAATTGGACGCAGCCTATAGTATTTTCTTTATATAGAATAATAGATAATTCGATGCATATAAAAAAATATAGAATGGTTGTTAATTCTTCATTAAATTTTCAATATTCATATAATGGAACAGAATTAATTGATACAATTACAGTTGATATTTTTGATGAAGAAAATGAAAAAGTTAATAATATCAATTACTCTTTATATTTAAATGAAGGCGTTGATAATATAACATTTGAAAACGATTTAAGATATATTGATAGTGAAAATTATTTAGGTTCAACAAATACACATTATTTAAAAATAAATTCGAGTGGTTATATAAAATTAATTGGAAAAATTTTAATAGCTGAGTGATAAAATAAATATATTTAAATATTATAAAACAGGATTAACATATTAAATGACAATTAGAAAAAGAATAACGCCGAGTATGTATAATATTCAGGATTTAGGGGCGCCTAATGATAAATTTGAAAATATTTATACACAAAATATATTTGTTGATAATATTGAAGTAAATAATCAAATAGTCGATGGATTAACAGTTAATACCTTAACAATTAATCAGATAATTGATGGTAATCAAACGCCTACTATATTTGATATTATTTCAAATAAAACGCATAAATTCGATGTAGATAAAAACATAGTATTACAAGGCGCAATTTCTGGTAATATTACAACAGATTTTGAAGATAATCAAATTGTTATCGATACATTTATGAATTTACAAACATTAAGTGCATCAATAGGTCAAGTTTTAGGTCAAGCTTTAAATCAAGATTTAATAAATTTAAATAAATTTAATTCATTAATCACAAATTTAGGTTTTCAACAATTACAAAATTTAAATGACAATTTAATTTTAGATCTTTCAAATTCTGTAAATAATACATTAGGTAAAATAATTTACGACAATCAACAATCTATATTAAATAAAGTTGATAATACTAATATCGGCGTTGCAGGAGGCGTTGCGTCGCTTGATGAGTCAGGCAAAATACCTGAATCGCAATTACCTGCGATTGCTGTTACAGATACATTTGTCGTTGCAGATAATATTGAACGTGATGCACTTGAAATACAACAAGGAGATTTTGTAATTGTTACTGACGATAATAAAACATATGTCTGGAGTGGTGTTGATTGGGTTGAAATTAAAACAGGTCTAAATCAAAATTTAAATGTTTCTGCAAATCAAATATTATATACAACAACAGGTCAAGATTTTGCAGGTAATAATTCTTTTTTATTTAAAAATTATGATGAAACAGGATTGCCTGATAAAACATTAGTTATAGGTGGCGACCCAAATTATAATACAACAGTTAAAACAAGTATTGTAACTGCTGATTCATATAATGGAACTTATAGTGGTTTAACAATGCAAAATAAATCAACAGGTTCTTTAGCATCTGTTAATTTATATTTAAAAAACGAAGGAAATAGCGAAACGTCTGATTATTCAGTATTAGGATTAGGTGGTAAATCTTATCAGTCAGGTTCAGATTATTTAAGTGAAAAATCTAAGACATTATATCTTGGCAATTCTAATGGAGATATTACCATTATGCCTAATTTTCTTGCAGATACTGATGGCGGTTCAGTTCATCTGACATATGAAAATGGTATAAAAGCAATATCTGTAACAAATTCAGGCGCACTATCAACACAAACAACTTTCGATATTAATACACAGGAATATCAATATCAAACAGGCAATGAAGGTGATATTTTGGTATCAGGAGGCGCAAACGTAAATGTTTCGTGGTTATCAAAAGATACATTATTAAATCAAATTAACTGGTTAAATGAAACATTTACATTTAATAATATTCAATTAGAAAATGGATCTCAATATATTACTGTAATAAATTCAATTAAAAAATTAAATAATATTCCTCAAGTAAAAATATTATTGAATGGTATAGAATTAAATGACGCAGAATATTCCGTCGCACTTCTCCCAGCAAATAGAATTAATTTTAATCTAATAGAAGGTATTATAGAAAATGGTGATATTATTAAAGTCTGGTATATAAAAAATTCTTAATAACATATATATAATAATTAAAATAATATTATAAGGAAATGAAATTATGTCTCAAATTAAAGGTAAGCAAATCTCTACAGGTACAGTTGCTTTAACAAAACTCGAATCATCCTCCACGGATAATGGCAAGTTAATTGTCACAACAAATGGCGTTCCAGCTTATGTTGCATTATCATCAGATGCAACTCTTGCAGCTAATGGTGCACTTACTATTGCTAATAATGCTATCACAAGCGTCAAAATTAATGATACAGCTGTAACACTTGCAAAATTAAATTCAGATGTCTATAGCACTGATACTACATTACCTTCTGGCGATAATTCAAAGTTACCTACTGTTCAAGCTGTTAGAACTTATGTTGATAGTGTTGCAACAGGTCTTGATGTTAAAAAGAGTGTAAGGGTTGCTACAACAGCTGATGTTGGTACACTTGCTACGCCTACATTAAATGGTTCAAATGCTCTTGAAATTGATGGTATAACAGTTGTTGAAGGAAATAGAGTTCTTGTTAAAAATCAAGGTACTGGTTCACAAAATGGTATTTATGTCGTAGGTGCTTCACCTGATTTTGCATTAACTCGAGCTGCTGATTCTGATAATTCACCTGCTGGTGAAGTAACATCTGGTATGTTTACATTTGTTGAACAAGGTAGCGCAAATGCTGCAACAGGTTGGGTATTGTCAACAACGGGTACAATTACTTTAGGAACTACAGCTTTAAGTTTTACACAATTCTCTGGCGGAACAGCTTATACAGCAGGCGATGGTTTATTATTAACAGGTCAATCATTTAGTCTTGAATTAAGTGAATTATCTGCACCAACAGGAGGTGTTAGCGTTGCAAATGATTCAGTTCCTATTATTGATGCATCAGATTCAAACGGTTCTAGAAAAATAACAATTGTAAGTCTTATTTCAGCTGTTGCAGGTTCTGGTTTAAGTGCAACAAATGGACAATTATCTGTATCAGCTGGCGCTGGATCATTTGTTAATTTTGAAACAACATCTTCTTCACTTACAGCATCTGGCGGTGGAGGTAATGGTACAGATACTACATTAACAATTGGTCAAACTCCAGCTGCTGGAGCAACAGTACAAGTATTTGTGAATGGCATTAAGCAAATAGTATCATTTGCTGATAAGTCTGGTGATTGTTGGTTTACAGCAGATGGCGCTGCAAATGCTGATCAACAAGCATATTCTTCTTTAACCTCTACATCACGTTTAAGATGGTGTGAAACAAATGCTGGTTTTGCAATTGAATCAGGCGATGTTGTAACAATTGTTGGAATGAAATAATATTATAATTTAATTTTTTTAAAAATTTAAAACTTTATTTATGATATTTATTATCAAGTAATATAAATAAAGGTTTTTTAAATGACACAAATAAAAGTCAAGCAAATATCAGATAAAAGTACTAATTTAGTTGAAATTGCAGGCATACAAACTATTACAGGTAATAAAACTTTAAGTGGTACAACAACAATATCTGGTAGTATAGCGTTAGGTTCTTCTGCAACAGCTACTACACAAGCATCGAATGATAATTCAACAAAAGTTGCAACAACTGCATATGTAACAACAGCAGTTGCAGGAGCGGGTGGAAGTAGTTCAACAACTAATATTCAAACAGTTTCAACAACATCAAGTATTACACTGTCATCTCCACTTACTTTAATTAGATGTACAAATACATCAACTATTACAATTACATTACCAAATGGTTCAGCATCTGCTGGTTATAGAGTAGATATTAAACGATGTTCAACAGGAACTGTTAATATTGCAACACCTACAAATCAAATTTTTTTAGATTCATCGACATTAATAGGCATTTCAAGTGGAACAATGTTAACATTAAATGCAATAGGACAATCTTGGACACTAATAGGACACGCATCAGGATGGGATGTAGTATAAAATATATATTTTAAAAAGGAGAAATAAATGACATATTATTCAAATTTAGTTATGCCAAAAGATATAACATCACCAACAGCAAGATATGGGCAAAGACCTAGCTTTTATTGGGCAGCTGGTCCTACATATAATGGACTTGATTTATTAGTATCTACATCTTTAACAACTACATATGTTAATTCAAACAATACTGTTTTAGGTAATACAATAACTAATTATACAGCAGATTATGCTAATTATATTATTGTAAATAATAACTCTAGTAATTGGGTTTTAACATTACCATTAGGATATTTTACTGATACAGGTACTTGGCCAGGTGCATGTACTTTTCATCTAAATATTAAAAAAACAGGTACTGGTACATTAACAATTCAAACGCCAGCAGATACAATAGGTACAAGGATTAGAGGCATTAATTCAACAACAAATAAAAGTTATACATTGTCAGCTTCAACTGAACAGACAATTACATTAATTTATTCGTATGGGTACAATAGTTCTGGGAGCGTTGATTCAACAGCAGAAATTTGGTATACATTTTAAAATGTTTAGGAGATATTTATGACTTACACAGGTAATATAACATCAAGCGGACTATGGCTAACAAGTGGTAGTACTTTACAGGCTTTATTAAGTAATAGTACAAAACGAAGTAATAGAATACCATTTTATATTGTATCAAGTAGCACTGTTCAATCATTTTATTCGCTAGGCAATAGTGGCGGTTCAATAAGACAACCTAATATTATTACAACAACAACAGCCTTAGGATCGACAGTCACTAATTTTTATGCAGGATATAATAATTATTATCTTGTAAATAATTCAACAAATAATATTACAATCACATTACCTTCAGGAAATGGTTCTTCTTCAACACCGTTTTCTAACAATGCAATTGAATTAATGTTTAAAAAGACAGGTACAGGTACTGTAACATTAACAGTGCCAGCCGATTCTGCGAATCAAGTAAGAGGCATTAATTCAACAACAAATAAAAACTATGTTTTATCTTCAACAAATCAACAATGCGTTAGATTAATGTATACATACGGTTATAATGTTGATGGTACAGCTAATTCAACAGCTGAAGTTTGGCATGTTATAAAAGCTGTTACACAAAATATAGTACCTGTAAATGGTAGCATTTTATTTGCTGGCACAACTTCTACTTATTTAACATTACCTGTAGATGATAATCAATTATCATTTAGGACAGGTGATTTTACAGTAGAATGGTGGCAATATCAAACAGATTCAAATGGTGCGCCTAGAGTTTTTTCATATGGTACATATCCTACTGCAACGTTTGGAGTTTCGATAGAAGGTGGCACTTTTTACTTATGGATTAATGGTGCTGCGAATAGTTTTGGCAGTGTAGGAACTTATAAAAATGTATTTACACATTTTGCTGTAACACGTTCTGGGACTACAATAAGGGTTTTTAAAAATGGTACGCAATTAGGTTCTAATTTAACATCATCTTATGATTTTAATGATACAACTAATAATTTAAGAATTGGTAATGAACAATCATTGACTACTAATGCAGCATTTGGCGGAAATTTAAAAGGCTTTCATTGGGTAAAAGGTACGGCATTATATACATCAACTTTTACTCCTAACTATAATTCTATTTCGCCAGTTGCTGATACACATTTATTATTAAATGTCAGTGATTCTTCAAATTTAGTTACTGATAGTAGTGGATTAGGAAAAACAGTAACAAATACTGGCTGCACTTTTTCATCTATTACTCACCCTTTTTATTAATTTTTGTATAAATATTTAATTTTTATTATAATTTATTTATATTTTACTAAATTTTATTTAAGGTTGATTATGAAATGTCTATTTCTGTTAATTTATTAAAAGAACATGTTTCTTATTCTGAGGTTAAGGTGTGGAAAGAATGTTCTTGGAGGCATAAATTATTGTATTTAGATAAAATTGAGGTATTTGAGGAGAGTCCTCATTTATATTATGGATCTATTGTACATGATGCTGTTGAACATTTTTTAAATACAAAAGAATTGAAATTACAAGAAATGGAAGAAAATTTAAAAAAAGAGTGGGATAGAGTTGGTTTTGATGGTATATGGCGTGAAGAGCAGGAGAAGAAAAATAAGAATTATAAGCATATTGCATTTGAAAAATGGTTATTGTGGGCAAAAAATAGTATAAATGCTTTACCTAAATGGATGGATGAAAATTTTCCTTTATGGGAAACAGTATCTGCTGAAGAGTTATTATATGAAGAGATGAATGAATTACCATTAAAATTTAAAGGATATATTGATTGTATTATTAAGATTCCTCAAAAGACAGAAGGAAAATGGAAATATTACATTTTAGATTGGAAAACAGCGTCAGCACGTGGTTGGGACTGGGAAAAGCAACAGGATTTTTTAACGCATATGCAATTGTTATTGTATAAAAATTTTTGGATGTTTAAAAATAATTTAACGTCACGTGATGTACAATGCGCATTTGTGTTATTGAAGAAAGTAGATAAAATAGAAAAAGTATGTCAGATGATATCGATAAGTTCAGGACCAAAAAGTATGGAAGAGGCTATGAAAGTTGTTAGATCTATGATTAAAAGTATTACCAAGGTTAATCCGACATATTTAAAAAATAAAACTTCGTGTCAATGGTGTCCTTTTTTTAATACAGAGCATTGTAAATAATATTTATTTTTTTAATTTAACATATTTTTTAATTTTATTAAATTTTAATAATGTTTTTATAATATGGATGATGATGTGATATATTTTGTAGTTTTTTTATTGATATTATTATCAATTTTTGTTTACTTTTGTGTTAAATTTGCGATGATTATAATCAAAATGCAAGATGTGATTGAAGATAGTTTAGATGTATTAGATGAGAAATATTCAAAAATTTCAGAGATTTTAAGTATTCCTATTTTTTATGATTCTAAAGAGGTTCGTGATGTATTGTATGAAATAAATGGCGTTAGGAATTCAATTTTAGAGATTGCTCAAAAACTTACGAATGAAGAAGAAATAAAAGATGAGGAAACATGATAAAAAGAAAAAGTGTTAAAGTTGAAAATATAACTGAAGAAGATTTAAAAATCAGAAAAAGTAAAAAAGAAAAAGAAGAACAGTATTTTTCAAATGATACACAACAGAAGATTGAAGAATATAAAAATGTGCAGACAAATGAAGAAAAATGGGAAATCTATTTAAATGATATTATGCCTGCATTTGAAATGTTGGTGGATAAACTTGTATCAGTATATAATTTTAAATCTTTTGATGATGATCTTGACACTATGAAGCGTGATTGCGTGTTTTTTTTATGGGAGACTATTCAAAAATGGGACGGGGGTAAAGGTAAAAAAGCTTTTTCTTATTTTAATGTTGTCGCAAAAAATTGGTTGATTGCAAGATCTAGAAAAAATTATATTCAACATAAAAGAACTGTTGTAATTGATGATGGAAATCAAACATATACACCAAATACACAACCAAAAGAAGAAAAAAGTAGTCAAAAGAAATATCCTAAAATAAATTTATCGACATATATGGTTGATGAAACAGGTAATCCTGAGGAAATGATGATATATCAAGAGAAAATGCAAACTGTATATGCAATTATTGATCATTTATGTGAAAAATTAACAGACGTTAAAGAAAAAAAATGTATAGATGCTATTCGCGTTGTATTTGAAAATATTGATAATTTGGAGTTATTAAATAAAAGAGCAGTTTTAGTATATTTAAGAGAAATATCAGGATTAAATAATACAGAATTAAGTTCTGCATTATCTTCTATAAGAAAATTATATAAACAAATAAATAAAGATATGCAAGACGATTTATTTAGTCTGTTTTAAAGGTAAAAAATGAGTAAAGATATTGATATTTTAACAAAAAAGCTTGATGATCAATCAAAAAAAGAAAACAAATTATCTAATTTTATTGAAATACTTGACGGTTTAACAAGTACAGAAGAAAAAAAGAAACTATTGTGGAAAGAAATATATGAAAACGCTATAGATGATAGAGAAAAAGCAAAAATATTATTTAATGATTGTTATCAAGTTATGGGTAATATCGATGTATCTGATCATATTAGCGTTGGACAAGTTATGTCAAAATATATTGAAAGAATGTCAAAATCGAATGATCAAATTTTAAAATTAGCTGAATTAATTGCACATGAGCAAGAAAAAGCTGAAGAAATTTCAGAGGATGAGTTGTTTTTAAAGATACAAAGCAGCGGTAGATAATATGTTTAGAAGAGCTATTATATTAGATGTTATTACACACCCTAATAGTATTAATCAAATTATTGATAAATTAATAACACCCAATAAAGATATATCATTCCGAAATAAAAAAAAGGAATTAATAAAAGATTTACCTAGAAATTCAATAATAGCTATATTTTCAGGTACTAATGAAGCATTTGTAGCACTCCCGTTTTTTTCTTCTCATATGGGTTTACCTATTAAACCAAATGAAGAAGTGTGGATATATGAAGATTCTGCTTCTTCTAATGACAGAAGTGTAGAATTTTTTTGGATATCTAGAATTCATAATGTAAATTTTATAGAAGACGTAAATTATACTCATCCTGATCGTAAATTTTTAAAAAATTATAATCAAGAATCAGGTCAAAATATTGGATTAAATGTTGTAGCACCTCCATTTAATAATGGGCCAATCAGAAGTATATATAATATTCAAAATGACATTACTTTATCTAAAATAGATAAAAAAAGTAAAATAAAATTTGATATTACAGGAAATTGGTTAAAAGAAAGTATTCCTAGATTTACAAAAAATCCTGGCGATTATGTTATACAAGGTTCTAATAATACATTAATAAAATTAGGAACAAATAATATTAGAAAATCATCAAATAATTTATTAGAAAAGTATGGTTCAACAAATGCTTTTTCTGGTATTGAATCTAATAGTGGAACAATTGATATAGTCGCAGGTAGATGCGGAATAACACATTCTTTACTAACTAATAAAGAATTGAAAAATTATATAAATTCAAACCAAAAAGAATATACAGGCTTATTATCAGTTGATGTATTTAAAAATGCAATGTTTTCTATTTATAATGAAAATGGATATTTAGAAAATACAAAAGATAATCTATTTTATTTTGGATCAAATAACCAAAATTTAGCTGAAGGTGATGCTGATTTTTTTACTGATATTAGTCGTTTATATATTTCAGAAAAATGTAATGGTGATGAATTATTAAATTATTCTCAAATTTATTCTATTGATATAGATGGAAAACAAAAAGTTGTAGATAAATCAAAAAAGAGAGGGTTTATCATTGGTAAATCTGATGAAATTAGACTTGTTGCAAGGAATCCAGTATTTAATAGGAATTATGAAAACACGTTAAGTAATGTTTTTTTAGAACCTGAGATTGCTGGTTCTATTAAATTAATTAAAGAAGGTAATGATGATTTAGCGTATATTACACTTGAACATGATGGCGTTATTTCAATTGATGGTCCTAAAATTGTAATTGGTGATAAAAAGCGTGAGCAAAATAACGGTTTAGGTAATAATATTTATTTAGGCAATGATGCAATTGAACCTGTGATATTAGGATTTCAATTAAAGGAACGTTTAGAAGCATTTATGGATCAAGTATCATTAGGGTTTTATAATATAGGTAAAGCATTAGATGAATTAAGCAAACATCAACATCAATATGCAGGCCCAGCAGGTATTACATTATCACCACAACCTTCAGATATACGAGGCCCTTTGTTAAATATAACAATAAAGTCAACAATAGGGACAGCTGCAGGTCCTGAAGAAAATTTACTTGAAAGAACAAACGTAGATGGTGAACAAGAAAATAATCGTAATTTTGAAGTAAATAATTTAGGTGAAATTTTGAATAATATTCAAACTTTAAAAACAGAATTAAATAAAATCTTAAGTACTCTTGTTAAAACAAATTAAATAGGTTATAAAAAATGTCAAATCAAGAATATTCATTTAATGATAAAAACAAAATAATTGATGAAATAATAAAACCTTTTTTTTCTGATCAAAATTTCGCTACAAAAAACGAAAATGATTATTTGTTTATTGCTACTGACTGTATTAAACGTGTCGAAATTATTAAAAATCCTATTTTTCAAACATTTAATATTTCTTTTTCATTTTCTGCAGACGATCCATATGTTCAATCTAAAATAACATCATTTGAAAATAATGAACAGTCATTTTGTGATGTATTTAAGGCTGTAATATCAAACTTTGATGAAACCCAAGGTTATTTTTCAAAAATATTAAGCATCGCAAGTTTAACTACAATAAATCAAAGTTTTTTCGATTTACAATCATTGAATAATGGTTTTTTAAATGATAATTTTTATAATAAAATAAAAGAAAAGTTATTAGAACAAAATAAAAAATTTGTGAAAAGTGACTTTGATTATTTGAATTCTTTATGCTTTTACTATATTTTAAAATTATTGACAGATTCTTTAAATATTCAAGTTACTCCACCTACAGGTACTCCTGTAATTTTGAATATTAATAAAAATGTGCCAATTTTAGCGCCGATTCCTTTAGATATTGTTAAAGATGTTAAAGAATCTATTTTAATTGATTTTAATAATGACTTAAATGATTTTAAAACTGAAAATGAAAAATTTAATAATTTTTAATGCTATAATTAAAATTATAAGAATAGGTAAATATAAATGTCTAATGAAACAAAAAACATTTTATATAAAAAAAATGGAAATAGCTTAAATAATTTATTTAAAAAAGCTGAATATGATAAAACTTTTATTAAACTTAAGCCTCTAGGAATTAAAACACCTTTAGAAATTTCTCCTGGCGATGATTTATTTAAAATGCATTATGATTTTGATAAAGTAATAGAAGATAATTTAAAAAATTTAATAATGACTGAACCTGGTGAAAGATTGTGTTTTCCATCATTTGGTACTGTTTTAAAAAATATATTATCTAGAACTGATATTGAAAATGTAGATGATTTATTAATGGAAGAAATCAAACGTGTTATTAATATATATTATCCTCCTCCTCTTATAAATTTAATATCTTTTGTTTCTTATAAAGATGAAGTAGAAAGTGATAAAAATAATATACCGATAATTGTATTAAAAATAAATTATTCTATGCCAATAGTTTCAAATGATATTAAAGAGATAATAATTAAATTAGGAATGAATAATTAAAGGAAAATATTATGGCAGTAGATATACAAAACATTAATAAAAGTATAAATGATGAAAAAAAATTAAATCGAAGTTATTTAACAAAAGGTTTTGAACAATTTCGAAATGAATTATTAAATTATGCAAAAAATTATTTTCCAGATAAAATAAATGATTTTTCAGAAGCTTCAGTCGGTGGTATGTTATTAGATTTTGCAGCAATAGTAGGTGATTCTTTGTCTTTTTATATGGATCATCAATATAATGAATTAAATTATGATACTGCTGTTGAAAATGATAATATAATAAGGCATATGAAAAACGCAGGTATTAAATCAACACCTGCATCACCAGCAGTTGTTAAAATATTATTTAAAGTTAGAGTTGATTATATAGACGGGCAAATAGATACGACGCAATTACCAAAAATATTAAAAAATTTAAAAATATCATCAATCAATAATATTCCTTTTTATTTATTAGAAGATGTTGATTTTAATAAGGATTATATAATAGATAGAGTAAATGAAACGCAAGGATTTATAGTATTAAAAAAGTATGGATTAGCATTATCAGGTAGCAAAATTACTGAACGTTTTTCATTTGATAATACATATATACAATTTCCAAGAATATTTTTATCTAATAAAAATGTAACAATGATTGAAACTGTTATTGATTCAAATGATAATAAATATTATGAAGTTGAATTCTTGTCGCAAGATACAGTTTATAAATCAACGCATTTGGAAAAAAATAATAACAAATATTATGAAGTGATACCTGCTCCATATAGATTTATAAAAGAAGATAATTTTGAAACAGGAGATGTTTCACTAAGATTTGGTTCAGGCGATGCGAATTCAATCATGATGAAATCATTAATTCAGGATCCTACAAAAAGTGCATTATCTTTATATGGAAGGGATTATTTCCCTAAATTTAGTTTTGATCCTAGCGATTTATTAAAAACAAATAGTCTAGGTATTGCCCCTAGAAATACTACTATATATGTCACATATATATATGGAGGTGGTATTGATCATAATATTCCTGCATATAATATAAATAGAATCGATGATACATCGAATATATTATTTGCACAAGGCCTTGACGAGATTACAAGAGAAAATGTTATAAATTCAATTTTTGTAACTAATGATGAACCTGCAATTGGTGGTAGAAATACATTAACATTTGATGAATTAAAATCACAAATACAAAATACAATTAAAATGCAAAATAGAATTGTTAATTATCAAGATTTATTGGCAAAAATACATTCAATGCCTGTTGCATTTGGTAAGGTTTCTAAAATAGCATTGCATGATGACAACAATAATATTTATTCAAAAAATATACATATTTTATGTAAGGATAATAATTTAAAATTAGCATTGGCATCAGATAGTTTAAAATTAAATTTAATGAATTATTTAAATGAGTATAGATTAATTGGCGATAGTTTTAATATATTAGATGCAAAAATTTTTAATATAAGAATTAATGTAGATGTTAGAATCAATGCACAATTAAATATATCACCAGCGCAAGTAGAAAGAAATATTAAAAACAATATTTCTTATTATTTAAATGATTTTGAAATAAATCAACCTATATCTTTAGATAACGTCTTTAATATTATATTAAACACATATGGAGTTGCTAATATAGTAACAGATAAAAGAAATTTAATTGTGCAAAAGACTGATATTGATTATGATCAATCGACAGGCACAACATACAAGTATTCAAACGAAATTATAAAAATACAAGATCAAATATATAAAGATTCATTATATCCGATTGAAGGAGGTATTTTTGAAATAAAATATCCTGAAATTGATATTATTGCTAGAGTTGTGATTTAATTCAGCCTAATTTATAATTAAATAAAAAAAGGCAAATTAATTTTATGTACATTATTTATCCTATTGAAAAAGACACTTATATTACAAATAAATTATTAAATGATACTGATGGTAGACATGCTAATTTTGGAAAAGCTTCAACATTAGATTTATTTAAAACATATAATGAAAATATTAATTTAAAATCGAAGTGTATCTTGAGATTAAATGATAGTATTTTTCAAAGTTCAGAAGATATTATATTTGAAAATTATTCAAATTCTATAATTAATTTGTATATTGATATAGACACTCTATTTACAGATAATATTAATGGAACATTACAAAACAATAAATGGGTAATATGTATAAATAGTTTAATTACAATTGATGAAATAAATGAACATATTAAAAATACAATTACAGATATTTCTTCAGTTATTGGTATAAATGCATATTTTTGTCATGATTTATTGATGTTTGAGCAAAAAGAAAAAGGTGAAAAAGGCGATAAAATATTGGAATTACAAAACAATAGTAATTTTAGCATTGTAAGAAATTTTTCACGTGTAGAAGAATCTGTTTTATTATTAAAATCAGATTTAGAAAAAAATAATGACTTTTTTTCATATGATATTGTAAAAGATAATATAAAAATTTATTTAGATTTACATGATATTACAACTTCATTAAGTAAACCTAAGGATTATAATATTGAAGTATTACCATTATCAAAAGATTTTAATGAAGGTTTAGGTAGAGATGTATATTCTTTAACTGATATTGATGCAGCAAATTGGATATATGCGAATTATAATGGTAATACAAATGAAAAAATATCTTGGGAATCAGCAGGTGAAATAGGTTTAGTAGAAGGAATGGTTGCTGATTCATGTGATTTAATTTGGACTTATAATGATTATGATTTTAAAGATTTATGTAATTTTTATGTAAAAAATGGTAATGAAAATATATTGGTTGATATTACAAGTATATATGAAAAATATTGGGAAGATAATAGTACTTTAGAAAACAAAGGATTATGTGTAAAATTTGCTAATATTAATTTAAACGATGATGAAACATATTTCGCAAAAAGACTTGGATCAAAAAATGTTAGAAATAGACATTTAAAACCATCATTAAAAATTTTAATTGATGATAATACATACAATATCCCAATAAATAAACTTTTTTATTTTAATGAACAAAACAAAATATTTTTATATAATAAAAAAGGTGGAACATTAAAAAATATTCAAAAAATACAAAACGGTAATATTGTTGATATTAATCCAACGTCAGATTTATCATTAAATATAACTAGTATTGATAAAATTAATAATATCCCAATTTATTTTAATGAAGATATTCAATGTGATCAAATGACAGATATTAAAGGACAAAATTTAAAAGGTACATATTTTACAAATTGGAATATTTCATCATTAAACCAAAGTAATATATTAAATTTATTATTACAAAAAGAATATCTTGAATTTAAATTTGATTGGTATAATAATGGTACATTAATATATTCAGATATACAAAAAGTATATAAAGATACGCTAAGTACAATAAATTCTTTTAAAAGATTAAGAGCTTCTGTTAAATTATATTCTCCAGATTTAGGTGTTATGAATGATATACATAAAATTGCTGTTACTTTTTTTGATTTAGATGCACAATATGATTTTGTTAAGGTTAAAAGATCGTTACAAGGATTAGATATCGGAGATGTTTTTTATGAAGTAATTGATTATGATACAAATGAAGTATTAATACCTATGACTGAGGAAATGAATGCAACAAAATGTCTAAAAGAAAATGATTATTATTGGTTTCCATTTTTTAATTCAGATGTATTTTATGGTAGAAGAATTCAATTTATATTTAAATTGAAGCAACAAGAACAAAACAATTTGATTGTAAATGCTAATGAAGTATTTAGGGTAGGTAATAATGGGTAAATTATTTAAACAAAAAGAATTGATTAATAAATATAAAATAAATGAAAATAAAAGAGTAAATAAAAGTAATGAAAATTCTAATTTATTAGATTTCGATAATTTAATATTAGATAAAAATCAATTTGAAAGATTTGATACATATTCAGGATTATTTAATACTCAACAATTATTAGGTGCAATAGACTTTTCAGAATTTAGAAATCATTGTTTTTTTGATTCCGCTGTTTCAAAAGTAGAGTATACTTTTAATAAAATATATGATGAATTCCCACTTGATGGATCATCAATTGAAGTTGATCAATATTTTAGAAGTTTCGATGGATTTGGAAAGTTTATATACAATCAAATTGATAAAAATATAGGTTATTTAAAATTTAATAATAATGCACATATAGAAGTAACTAATAAAGCAGGTTATTTATTTTCTTTAAATAGAAATGATGATATTATTTCAAAATTAACAAAACCAATTTTAAATCCAAAAAATAGCGAATTTTCAATTGATTTTAGAATATATTTACAAGACAATGTACAATATAACAATCATCCTGTTTTTCAATATTTAGATAATAAAATTATAAATGGCGTTAATACACAGAATGGCTTTACTTTTTTTGTAAAAAATAATATTGCAAATTCATTAACAGAAGTTGTATTTATTTTAACCGATGGCGTAAATAATAAAAAGTTATATTCTTCTTTTCAAATATTAAGAAATACGTGGGAGCATATTTCATTATCTATTAATAGTTCTCAAAATAAAAAAAATATAGTCGTGTATCTGAATGGCGTTGAGATACAATCATTACAAAAAGAATCAGACATTTTATCAAATTCTAGTTTAGATATAAGTAATGATACAAAGTTTTATATTGGAAAAGCTATATCTAATCATATTATATCTAACAACAATAATTATAATTTTCAATTAAATAATAATAATGAAAAATTTATAGGGTTTTTAGATGAATTTAGATTTTATCATAAAAATTTGACAAGTGAAGAAATTATATTAAAAAAAGAAACAAACGAATTTGCAAATGATTTATTAAAACTGTATTTTAGATTTAATGAACCAGCAGGAACATATGGAAATAATTCAATTTGTTTTGATTATAGTGGAAATTCATTACATTCAAGAATAATAGCAGATTCAGGCACTCTTATAACAAATTTGAGATATAATTATGAAAATGACTTAATTAAACCTTCTTTACGATTTGAAAACGATGATTTTAATCCTGTTTTATTTCCTTCTTTTACTAAAAATCGTAATTTAAATGAAACATATTTAAATAAAGCAAAAGAATGGGATATTTTTAATTCAAATTTAATATTTAAGTTATTCCCAAGACATTATTTCGATGAAGGCGCTGCATTTGAAGGTTTAAGTGAATCATTTAATAATGAAGCTGCAAAAACATATTATATTACTGATACTGATCTTCCTGGTCAACAAAAAGTAGAAGCAATTCAAACTTTTGCAAATTTATTAATTATTTGGGCAAGATTTTTTGATGAAATTAAGCTTTATTTAGATATAATGCCAAAATTAATTGATATTGATTATGAAGATATAAATACAGCTGAATCTGTAGTGAATTTCTTTTTACCACTAATGACTAAAAAAAATGGATTTATATTTAAGGAATTATTGAATAATAATACTAATAAAATATTAGACGGATATGTAATAGGTGCTGATGGTGCTGATAAAAGTCAATATAATATGAGATATATTCAAAACCAAATATGGAAAAGAATTCTTGTCAATTCAAAAGATATGATTATGTCTAAAGGTACAAAACAAGCTATTAAATCTATTTTTAATTCTGTAGGTATTAATTATGATGAATATTATAAATTTAGAGAATATGGCAAAAGTTTAAATTCATTCATTGAAAAAAATTATATAAAAAAAAATAAAGATTTTAAAATAATAAATTTTAATAAAACAAATAAAAATTTAATTTTAAAAAGTAAATTAAACAATTTACCAAATAGTTTATTTAGCCAAAATTCTTATACATTCGAATTTTTTTTAAATTATTTTAACGTTTTACAACAAAAATCTTTATCAGAAAGTATTTTTAAATTAGTAAATACAACAAAAAGTAATGAATTACTATTGGAACTTATTTTTGAAAAAAATGCTGAAAGTCTTTATGGCGATTTTATTTTATTTTTAAAAAATAATGATAATTCAATTACTGATTATCTTAAAATTGAAAATTTAAATATTTTTGATAATAACTTGCAATTTAGTATTCATGTTGAAAATAAAGTTAATGAAATTGTTTTAAGTTTAGTTTGTCAAACATGCGAAAAAGATGTTGAATATTTTAAAAGTGATTATGTTTTTGCAAAATCTAATCAAATAAAACCTAAAATTTTTGAAATAGTTAATGATATATTGGAGATTAATATAGGAAATAATATATCATTTAGAAATATTTTTGAATTTAATGGAAATATATCAAATATAAAATTGTGGAATGTAAATTTATCAAAAAATGATATAAATATGCATGCGATGAATCAATTTTCAATAGCGAATGATCAGTATAAATTAAATAAAAATTTAAACAAAAATTTGTCTGAATTTTTATTACTACATTTATCATGTCAAGATGATGTATATCATAAAGAATTAAATGGAGAAAATATTAATTTAATAGACTTCAGTGAATTAACAACAACTGATTTATATGCTATTAATTATCCTCATAAATTAATTTGTAATAATCCTATAATATCAATTGATAGAATTATAAATAAACAAATTGTAATATATGAAAATGATATTAAATTTGATGAACCTAATTTCGAAAATAAAGTAAAAGTAATGAGTTTTAGTGATGTTGATTTGGCAGAAGAATATAACGTTGCTATTTCACCTGTTTATAATGTAGAATATATTAATCAACAAAAAAATGACGTCAGATTTTCAATAGAAATGTCAAATATAAAACATTTAAATGAGGATATAGCAAAATTATTTAATGACGTTTCATTTTTAAAAAATATTATATCAGACTTTTCAGTAATGAATGATTCATATTATAATAATATTGAAAAATTTTCAGATTTTTATTTTAAGAGAATTAAAAGTGATAAAATTCAAATCACACCTTTATATGAAATGTATCAAATATTAGATAATATATTAACAGATATGTTGTCTGATTTTATTTCAACACGCGTTAAGTTTAATAATAATATTTATGTAATTGAATCACATGCATTAGAAAGACATAAGTTTAATTACAAATTTATGGAAAGTCATATTTTAATGAAAGGTGATTATAGTATTGTTTCAAATACAAATACAAGAAAATCAAATAATTATTTAAATTTAAGTGGAAGAAGATTTTAAATTAAATACCTTATATTTTTTTTTTATATTTATTTAAAAAAGGTATTTACATGTTAACAATTCAGATAAAAGAAGGTAATATTTCGCCTGTTGTTGAAACAACGCAAGAATATATCTTTGAAATAATTGAAAAACAGTCTAGAATAACAACCAGAACAACCAGGTTGAACAGTTTCATAAATATAAATAATTCATATTCTTTTTCAATAAATTTATCGCCTGAATTACGTGATATCATTTCACCATTTTCAAATAAATTTTCTAATTTAGATAATAATGTCGACAATTTTATAAATAACGAGAAGTTGTATGAAGAGGAAAAAGATATTTTAAAAACATACAAAAAAATATTTTTAGATAGAGATAAAAATGAAAATAAAGTAATAAATTTATTGAATAGCGACTTTATTTTAAATAAAAAAACGAGTATAAGAAATGTTCAAAACAAAAGTATTAATAGCCTGAATTACTACTTAGATAATTTTATAATTCATGAAATTTTAACATCTGATACTTTTATTCCTTTTAATGAAATTTTACGTTTTCCTGATACACATGTTTTTAATAAACAAAATAATCGTTGGGAAACATCAGGTGCATTATATATTTTGTATAATATGTATGAAAAAATGTTTAAAGTAGGATTAAGTCAAGTTGAACAAAATAAGTTTATTTATAAATTATTATATCCTATTACACATAATTCATACATTAAATATTTTTCAGGAATGAGATTAGATCCTTTTGATTTAATACTAAAAATAGAAAAAAGAATAGATATATCTAATTTTACAGGAATTAAATTTGATAAAATAGATTTAGGAAAAAATATAAGAAATGAAGTAAATGTAATAAATGATAAAATAACGATAAATGATACAACTACAGCTACTTTTTCTGATTCTTTTAGAGATTTTTCAAATATAAAACCTATATTTACAAAAAAAATTGAAAATATAAATGTAGTCAAAAAAGATTCATTAACTAATACCGCTTTTACAATTAATGGTAAAATAACGAAACAAACTAAAAAAGTATTTATTAATTTAGAAAATCCAATACCTTTTAAAAATAATCAAATAAATTTAGGTTGGTTAAATAATGATGATAAAAAAAATATAACGCCTTTTAATGATATGAATATAAAAAATATTAATTCTAATGTTAACTCTCTTGAATTTATAAAAAATAAAATAGCGAAAATTATTGAAAAAAATGAAAATAATGAGATAATAAATATTAAATATGAAAAATCGTTTGATGATGTGATTATAACAAAAATAAATGATGTTATAGTCGATACACAAATAATAAAATCAGGATTTTTTAATTCATTAACAATTTCATTACAAGAAAAACAAAAAATTGTTAAAATACAAAAAGAAAGTTTAATTCAAACAAAAAATAAAGTTGTTGAATCTATTACACTTGATGAAAAATATCCTGCAAGTGGATTTGATACAGAAAACTTTATTAAAAAAGATTCAATAGCATATCTAGGAATAAAGGAATAATTAAAAATATGGCCAGAAAATATAAAAAAATATCAATATCAAATGATTTATTACAACCTAAATCTGGTAATTCATTAATAAATATTAAAAATCAAATATGTAAGCAAAATATAATACAAAATAAAAATTCTTATGTACCTATTAATGGTGAAATTTTTGAAAATAGTCATGAAATTAAAGAAAATATTTTTAATGTAAATGTAATAAATGATTTCGAAACAACACACAATATACAAATATCATTATTAAACAAAACGCTATTAAATAGAAAATATATATTTAATTTTCAACAAGAAAATACTGATTTAACTATCAATTTATCTTTAACTAATTCATCTATACCTTTTTTAGATATTGGGTCATATATTAAAATAGTTGCATCAAAAAATATTAAAAGTCAAAAATTTAAGATTTTTTATAATGGAAATAGATATACTGAATATTTTTCTTTTGAAAATGGAAATATTTTTAATGATATAATTTTTTATTGGACAGGAAATGAATGGAAATTAACATATGATCAGAATCAGTCGAATTTAAATAATACTTTTAAAACAGTATGGAATGATTCAGATATTATTAAAAATGAAATAAATGACATGAATCAATTTGTTAATTATTCGACTGGTTTAACAAATAATTTAATCGGAAATAGTCACGTTAATCTATCAAGTAATATTGCTTTTCCATCAAATATTGGAACATTAAATATTGAAAATATAAAATCTAATTTTAATAATCTAAAAAAATTTATTAAAAAAGAAAATATACAAAATAATAAATTTATATCTTTTATCGATAAAAAATATCCTAAAAATTCAAGTATAATACATGATGAAAATTTTATAAAAGGATTAGGCAAATTTAATTTAGATAGCAATTTATATGAAGAAACATCAATAGAAATAGAATTAGATAATCCTACTGACGTATTTTTACAACATACAGCTGTAATACAGGAAACGCAAATTTCAGATAATAATGATACATGGTCTACTGATGTTTATCCTGAAACTTTTCATAAAGCAAATACACCTTTTGTAATGTATAATTTCTCAGATCAATGTTGGCAATATAGAGGTATTCATAAACCATATATTCAATTTAATGATATAAATGCATTAGATATTGATTATTTAACATCAAGTTTTAATAATGATGTAGTTAACTATTTTAATACAATAGACGTTAATGTAGATGATTCTCAATTAATTACAACTAAAAAAAGATGGCGTATTTTTTATCAAAAATATATTATGAATCATGATCCTTTAACATCTACACATACACAGTCTTTAAGATTAAATAATAAACCAAATTCTCAAAATGAAGATGTATATAAATATCAAAATTTTTTATCAATTCCTACTCAACAATTTGGTTTTCCACATTCATCAAAATTTCATGGTTTTGATTATAATGTTTTAAAAATAAATAAATATATTAATAAACCTTTTATCATTGATCGTGTTGAATTTAATGCAAATGTAGAAGTTAAAGGTGAAATATCATATATTGATTCTAAAAAATTAGAAACCCCATTTAATATTTCTTTAAACTTTTTTATTTTAAATCAAAGAAAAAAATCTAAGTTTTCTATAAATACTTTTAAAGGCGTCGAAACAAAATATTTTTCAAATTTTTCTAATGGTATTCATTCATTAACAAATTTTAATACATCTAAATTTATAATGACAAATTCTTCTATTAATCAAGGCGTTTTAACTACACCTTCATCTTGGGATTTATATATTGATAATAAAAAAGTATATCAAGAATTTATGTTTCAAGATGAATATTCACCATATATACCTACAATTGATAATAATACTGGTTTATATCTATCACAGGGCATTGACGATAATCTGTTTGACATAAATCATACAAAGACTTTTAAAATATTTATATCAAATGCAAATGTTGATAATTATTCATTTGATGAATTTAAAACAACAACATTAAATATAAATACACATGATGGAGAATATACAAGAGAAATAATAACATATGGAAATGCTTTATTTTATTCACATTTTAATAAAAGATGGAATGGAAGTTCTTTTGTAAATATATCATCAAATATAAAGGACATGATTAGTAAAACTATACAAAATAATAATGATTTATATATTGATACTACACCAAGTCAAAATGCATTAGATAATATTTATCAGGATAATGAAATAAATACAGGCTTTAATTATGCAAATAATATAAGCATAAAGGCTGTTGTAAAGTCTCCAAAAGAATGTAATATAAATATTAATAATCATTTAATAAATAATCAAATTTTAATACCTACATCAAATCCATCAAATATAAAATTAAGTACAAGTGTAGTCTATAGTGGTAATCAATATGAATCAATTAATAATAGTGTAGATGAAAATGCATATTCAGGTACTAGATATTTAGAAAGAAAAATATCAGGTAGAAATCAAAATGATTCATACAATAATTTAAACGTTGATTTACCTTTATCTGATATAGAATTACGAAATGATACTGTTTTAACAGATTTAAATGTTGATTATTTAGATAAAATGTCAATAAAAATAGATTCAGGCGTTAAATTAACAAATCAAAGTTCGCCATATGTATTAATGCCATCAGATAATTTATTATTTTGTTTATCAACATCTAATTTAATTTCTTCTAATTTAATAAAGCAAGTAGTTAAAATTAAAAAAGGTAAAGTTAAGTTTGTTTTACATGGATATATTCCTAAAAATAATAGAATGATAGTTGATTATAAAAATTTAAAGGATTTAAATACTGACAATTTTTCATCAAATATTATAGGTAATACATTTGTAAATGATAATTTTTCTGAATTATTTGAAAAATCAGAATTATTTAATTGTTATTTAGATAGAATATTTAAAGGTGACTTTTTTCTTAATACAAGGAAATTAAATGACGATAATATAGTATCTTCTTCAAAAATAAAATCAGGGAGCGCATTTATACCTTATGTTATATTAGAAAATTTAAATTTTAAAAAAGATAGTTGGATATATGATGATTTTGATCTTATTTTAAAAATTAAAGAAATTTTTTACGATCAAAATGGCGTTGGTTTATTATCAAATCAAACAAAATTAATAAATATTATTAGAAATATGAAATTTTATAAATCAAATAATACAAATGATAATTTAACACTATATTTTGGAACATATCGTAATAATATAGAACCTTCAAAATCAAATATAAAAAAGAAATGTAGTTATAAATCATATGGTCAATATTGTTTAAACTTTGGGCAAAGATTATTTACAACATATTCTGAATCTTATGGTGAGAAAAATTTTCAAAAGAAGACAACATATGTAATTGAACAAAAATTTATCGATAATTTAACAGGTGAAGAAATAACGAATATGAGTAATATTAAAAATAGAAATAAATCAAAAACTCTAGAATTATATGATTCAGGATATAAATCAATTAATGAAAACGGAGATATAACAAAATGGAATTATGAAGATTTTTTATCTTTAAAACACGTTGCATTTAATGATACATCTTTTAATGTTATTTATAACAATAATTAATATATAATTTACAATATAAATTTTATATTTTAATAAATAAAATATAAAAGAAGAAGAAAATGTCTGGGATATTAAATAAAAAACAAAGATTAGTAGATTTTAGTTTAACAAAAAATGGGTATAAACAAATAGAAAATGGAGATTTAAGATTTGTTTATGCCTCTTTAACAGATAAAGATATGATATATTCTAAAAAGCAAGGTGAATATAATATAGCAGATATTGAAGCATCACCTTTTTTTTTCGAAGTTTATTCAAAGTATACAGACAATATTAATACTGAAATTGATATTAAAAATATCAGTAATTTTGCTTTAAAAACAGAATTAAATAATTCATTTATTAATTTAGTTAATAATACAAATAGCAATATAGAATCAGGAATATTGCAAGAAGTATTTAATAAAGTGTCAAATGATGTAATGTCAAGTTTAAAAAACGAATGTATAATATTATCAGACGATTATATTTCAAATACAAATAATGATATATCATTATTCCTATATAAAAAAAACGATGATGAAATAAATATATCATTAAACGATTTAAATATTACAAATTATATGAATGCAGATAATTTATTTGAGATTAATATTGATAATAATTATTATACAATTCAAAATCCAATTATTAATTTTGACAGATATTCTTTATTTGAAGATGATAGATTTATAAATAAATTAAATTATTTGTTTTTACCACCAACTAATATAAATACTAATATTGTATCTAAAAATAATAATCTATCAAATATGTATAATACTTTTGAAGATAAAAGAAAACCTGAAAAATTATTATATAAAAAGTTAAATAATAATCTCTTAACAAATATAAATACGACAGATATATTACAGCAATTAAAAAATTTAGAATTAGCAGCATCAAATAAAATAAATGATACATTAAATACGCAAAAAATAAGTAAAATAGAATTTAAATTTGAAAATAAACAATTCGAAACAGAGTTTTTAATATCACTTTTCGAGCTAAATCAAAATGAATCGACATTAAATAAATTATTATTCATAAATCAAGGTGAAATATTTGATACGGGTGATAATAAAAATAAACAAATATATTCAGTTGGTAAATTATTTAAAACTAAAATTGATTTACAAAATCTTTTAAACGATAATATTGATGATGAAATCAACTATATTTTTATAAATTTATTTACTATAGTTATAGAATAAAAGGATTTGATATGATAAACAATAATTTAGGATCTTTATTTAAAGGTAATTTAGGAAGAACATACCAAGGAAGGCAATTTGTTTTTTATAAAAATAAACCTACAATATTTAAAACTTATATAGAAATAGATAATAATCAGGCTAAAAGATTAAATTTAAGTTATTTCAAAACAGCTACAATTTATAAAAAAAATAATAGTTATTTAAATAGCAATGATAAAAGATTCTTGATAAATGAAAATCAAATATTTGATATAAAAAATTATTTATCAGGTAATTATGTAAATGAGAAATATAATTTATTAGATAAATCAAATAATTTTTTAGGCAGAAGTTTAAAAATATCAGAATCTTTTTCAAAAAATCAAATCGAAAATTATACGATTAGAGATGTAAAAAATTATTTTTTTGGCGTTAATATGTATATTGATACTAAATTAGGCTTTACAATAAATAATTTACAAGAAATTTTTTTTGAAACAAATTTTAATGTGCAAAGTAGTATTGGAGGAAATGAAGAATATAATACTATTTTAATTGTTTATGCTTTTGATAAAAATGACAATATTATAGATATAAAAAAAATAGAAAATTTTATTCCTAAAAATGTCACATGGTTTGAAGATAAAACAACAACTACATTAAATAATTTTGATACAATTGATTTTGATACATTATTAAATTTTTCTTTTGATAATAACATTTATAATAATATAATAAGGAAAATGATTATATCTAGAACATCAATATATAATTCATTATTAAATAGTGATTTAAACCCTATAGAAAATATTACGATACAAGAAAACAATAATGATATAGAAAATCAAAATATACAATTAATAAATGATAATACTGACGTTTTTTTTAATAGCAATTTACAAAACTTACAAATTGGTGAAGAAATAAAATATAAAATTTATTTAAAAATAACAGGAAGTAATAAATTTTATATTTTAAATACATCACATAAAATAATTAATACTGAAAATGTAGGTTTAGTATCAAATCAAAATAATTTAAATCAATATTTAAACATTGATGCTACGCATTTACATGTTCAGAATTTAATACAAATAAAGTTAAGTATGACAAATGAAGTATTGAATATACCTACATTTAATCCAACTTTTTCAGGAATATATCTTAATAATATTATAGATTCTCAAAATTTAATAAATAATATTTTATTAATAGCAACAGGAAATAATTCGAATAATTTTATTTCATTTAATGGAGAATTATTAAAAAACATTTTAATAAATTCTTCTAGAAATGTTTCAGACAATATTGAATTAATTTTTTATTTGAAAAGTAATTATAATATTATAAATAAGATTTATTTTACGTTTGAAGAAAATTTTAAAAAATATAATATCAGTGCTGATATTACTGATGTATTTGAAGATATTAAATTAAATCAATCTTTATCAATTCAAAATATAACGAAGAATACTATAAATTATTCAAACTTATATATAAACTATAATATAAAAATAAGCGATTATAAAAATTCTAATACTAATTTAAACAAATTATTATTTTTAAATTATGATTCTATTTATATCGATCAATTAAAACAAAATGCAAATGCATATAAAGAAACTTTTAATAATAATATTTTTGTAATTATAAGAAAAAAAATAAAACAATCATTAAATAATAATAATAAAGAAAGATATTATATTTTTAATAAAGACATAATCGATAATTTAAATTTGAATTTAAATATAGAATATACAGATGATATATCATTAGATTTAAAATATAATGATGATGAAGAATTAAATAAAATATTCGATATAAAAGATAATATTGATGAAAATTCAATAACTAATTATGAAATTTCAGCAAAAATAATGATAATACCTTTAGATTTTTTTTCAACAACTGTTAATAAATTTCAAATAAAAGAAAAAATTAAAGAAATAATTTTATTAAATAGTCAAAGTAAATTAATACCAAGTATGAATGATATAGAAAATATTTACAATATATTATTTAATATAAACAAAGATGTTTTTCAATCATTAAAGCAATTAGATTTATATAAGTTATTTAACAGTTTTTGTATTAAAGATAGTTTTGCAATAAATACAATTAGTTTACCAAAAATTATTACAACTGTTGTCGATAAATCTAATTTAGTATTAGAATATTCGTCTTTTTCTTTTAATTTAGACGATTTTAATTTAGATAATTCAAAAAAAGAATCTCAAATATTATTTACTGCAAATTTTAATTTAAATAGTAATTTAGATAATTTAAAAAATGTATTAAATTATTTAGGAAATATTGTAACTGATTTTTTTGAATCTTTTTATTATAAGCGTAATAATCAATATATTGATATTTTTTCATTACAAAATATCGGTTTTACAAAAAGAGAAATAATTGAAAAAATAAATAATTCTTTTATTAAAAAATATAAATTCTCAAATACGACAATTGATATTGAGTTTTCTTTAATATTAAAAAACGAAATAGCTACATTTTTTAGAGACTTAATTTCATTATCAATCAATGATAAAAAAAATAAAAACTTTTTAAAAAATAATTTTTATATAAAACTAAATTTTCAAAGATTTAGTATCAATAAAATAGATATATCAATCAAAAATGTAGATGATATATTTGTCAAATTTCCTTTATATTAAATTTTTTTTAGCTATAAATAATAATATAGAATTTATAAACATTAAGTTTGTAAAATAGGATTAAATATGGCTATTTTTGAATCAAGTTTAGAAAAAATAAGATTTATTAATAAATTAAATAATAAAGATATAAAAACAAATTTAATACAAATTACAAATTATCAAAATAATATAGGTGATGAAACTTTTTTAGATATAAAATTTGAATTAGATGTTATACATAAAGGACAATTTTCATATACAAAAAAGTTTTTAAATCAAAATACAAGCTCTCCAGCATTTACTAATATTAATAGTATAAGAAGTATCGTTAATCTTTTTAAAACGCAAAACAGTAAACATGAAAAAATATTTAATAATATAGAAAGAATAGTTTCTCAAGTATATGCAGATGACAAACTATTTTCAATCTCAACTGCAAGATTAAATAATATTTATACAGATTTTAATCAGGAATCTAAAAAATATACATTTGATTTATTGGCAAATTTTATATTATCTTACAATAATACAACAACAATATCAACAACTAAAAGTTTTGCTAAAGATCTATTTAAAGATAATGTAAATAATGATAATGAAAATTTATTTGCATTGAAAACAAAATTTATTGAAAATAATTTAAATTTAAATAGTCAAAACACAAATAATCAAATATTGTTTTTTTTAAAAAATTTTTTAGGTTTTAATTTTTTAAATTTAGATAATAATCTTAAAATTTCAAATGGTAATAAACCTTTATCTTTCATGTCAATTAATACAATTAAAAATAATATTAAAAACAATGCATTTGATGATATGTCAATAAATTCATTATTATACGGGTTTATTTCAAATGAAGAATTGTCAACAAATAAATATAATTATTCTAATTTAACAAATTTTCCTTTAATTGAAGACGATATAACAAAAGAATTTATACCATTTAAATATACAAAAAATTTCAATTTATTTAATGGATCAAATATACTAGATTTTACAAAAAAATATATAACAATTTTATCAAATTCTTCTTTAAAAAATGAAAATGAAAACGAATTTATTTCAAACAGTATAGAAAGTTTTAAAAATATAAAAAATTGTATTTATTCTAATAATATAAAAGAAGATTATAATTTTATATATACAACTAAAATTAATGAAAATTTAAAATTTGAATCAAAAGCAAATCAAAATATTTTAGCACATACATCATTATATAAAATATTTAATCCAAATACATATGGTATAACATCATTATTGCAAAAAGATAGATCTGACATGTTACAATGTTTAAATTTAATTGCAAATAATATTAATAGTAAAAGAATTATTTTATTAAAAAACGCAATATCTACTTCTCCTAATTTTAATAATAATTTATTTTCAAATTTAGAAGAACCTACAACTAATTTTAAGGATAAATTAACGAATGCCTTATTATTTCATAACTCAATTAATAGTGAAGAAACAGGTATTTTAAATAATACTTTATCTATTTTTAATTATAAAAAAAATAATTTTTTTGCTAATATATTAAAAAATAGAAATATATGTAACTATATTGTTAAAAATTTTAAAAAAATATATTTCAAAAACACTAATATTTTTAATACATTCAAAAGAATATTCTTATACAATAAAAACAAAATTAATGAATTAAATAATTTTGAATCATATTTTGTTTCAAACCTTGAAAATAATTCTATTATATCAAATATACCTGATGCTATGAATCGATTTAAAATCAAATCAACAATTGATGTTGCTGAAATTAGAGAATATAATAACTATATTATTGGTGATCAAAATTTCGAATCAAGCAAAAATTTAAATGAAAAATTAGTAAATGAATATAATGAAAATATAAATTTTGAAAATATAAAAGATTCAATGAGACGTGAAAAAGAAGATATATCGAATATTATAAATGAATATTATTCAGATAATTTTGAAATATTTAAGAATACTTCTACGTTTTTTTCATCTATCAAAGATATTTGTTCTCAAAATATATCTTTTTTGACAAGTAATGATGCAAATGCAGATATATTAGATACAGCATCAATATTATGGGTATTTAATGAAAACAATACAATATATGCGCAAGATGAAAAAAATGATTTTTTAAATAAATTAACTAAAAGTTTAATAAAATTTAATATTATTAAAAGAACAAATAATAATAACTTAAAAAATGCATTTAAAACAGAAATAAATAATATAATAACATCAAAAAATACTAATAATAATATAATGGAATTATTTCCTTTCTTTATATTTACAACTGAACATTATAACAATAATGAGCAAAAAAATTATTTTAAAACTGAATCAGGTTTTAATTCAATTAATAATTCAGATGAACATGAAACAAGAGGTTTATTTTCACATTTTATATATAATGAAAATACTCCATTTAATATAACAAAATTAAATAGTATAAATGATTTTAGAAAAAGCAAATTAAATTTTAATGATAGTATATTAAAAAAAATTAATATTGCAGGATGTAATTTGATTAATAATGAAAAGGTAATGTTTATTCCTGAACTTTATATTAATCAAAATAAGAATTATGAAATAAAAAATAATATTTTTATAATACTTAACACATTACCTACTGTTTATAGTTTCACAGATTATTCTTATTCAATTGTTTTAAAAGAATTAATTACAAAATATTCTTTATCAAAAACTTTTAATTTTGTTAATAATGATGTTGAAAATAATTTGTTTTTTAATATTATATCAAAGTTTAATATTTTAATTGAAGACTTTTTACTTACACGTTTAAATATAAATACGATTAATAGTATATCTGAGTTAGATAGTATAATAGATTCAGACAATGAAATATTAAGTATTGTCGAAAATACATTAAAAATAGCGTCAGATATTTATTGCGATATGTCTAATTCTTTACAATCTTATGTAAATATATCGAATAGGGTTTTTCAAAGCAATGAATTAAATGCAAGAATAAATGCAGCAATAAATATAAATAATCGTAATGATCTTTCAATAGAAAATAATATTTATATGCAAAAAGTAAATAGTTTTATATCAAATCAAAGATTTGATGACATAAGAGATGATGATTCTTTTTGCTTTTCAACAGCTAGGTTTTATTATTTATTAACAAAAATTTTTGACATTGACATTAAAACATCGCAATTAATTATAAAACATGCAGGTTCTCAAAATATTAAAATAGACGAAAATACATTTATATATGATACATTAAAAAGTATAAGAGAAAATAATAATTTTAGCGGAAATTTAAATATTATTAATAATTTTCCTGGATATAACACTTTTTTAGATTCTAATTTTAGTTCGACACAATTCACAACATTTGCAACAATATATAATATATTTGATATATTTAATATATATAACAAAAAAATATCCGAATTAATTTCAGGAATGTCTACATTCTCAAATAAAAGAGAATATGAATTTTTATTAACATCGCCTACAATAATAAATTATATAAAAAATTTAAATGCAGCGCAAGATAGATTTCCTGCTGATTATGCTAAAAATATTAAAAAGAAAATTATACCAGATTCATCATACACTTATTTAAAAATTAGAGATAAAAAAACATTGTCTAATGAATCTAATGAAAATTTTTATCAAAATTTAGAAAACGACAATAATTATATTGATGATAAAATAGATGTTGTTATTACACCTGATATAAATAATTCTATTATTTTCGAAAATTTGGTTAATAGTTCATTTAAATTAAATGATAAATATAAAATATATGCAGATATAACTGATATTAATCAAATTAAAAAATCAACAGGATTAAATGAATATGATTCACATACTTATCCTAATAAATATTTAAATATACAATTACTTCAGATCGCTAATCAAAATCATCCTTTACTATATAAAAAATATATTGATATTTCACAAAATTGGTATAATCACATATATCACGGTTTAATTATAAATGACGTATCATTATCTTTAAGTTTTGATTTTTTAAATTTTTATTATAATCAATACCTAGATTCTATAAAAATATCATACGATATTTTAGTAAATAGTCGTAAAAGATTAATTAATAATTTAAATATTGAGTCTGTTAATAATTTTTTAAAAAACAAAATAGGAAATGAACATACAAAAAAAATATTAAATTTTAATAAAAATAATCAACTATTGCAAGATTCTTATGAAAAAGCTATAATAAAATATAAATCTTCAAAAAATATTATCGATTCAATATCAAATATTGGTTTAATTGATTCTTTTATGATTAATGAAAATGGCTTTTTAATAAGTAATTTATTTAAAAAAATAAATGATACAAATGATAATAAAGGAGATATTATTTATTCTTATTTAAATGATTTTTATATTGATGCAAAACAAAAGAAAATACAAAATAATCCTTCACTTTTTAATCAAGAAATAAATCAATTATACAATACAATATCTAAGGATTATACTGTAAATAATCAAGCAAAAGAATTATTAGGTTCTCATATACTTAGTGTAGGTATTGATCATGATATAAAATTAAATAAAAACGATATTATTGTTATACAAGTTGAATTAATTGATCATGATTTTCCTGAAATTGTTTGGGAACCTAAGATTTTTGAATATCATGCCTCATTTGATGATATAAGTAATGGATTCATTCAAAACTTAAATATTGATGATACTAATTTACCAATTAAAATAAAAAATAGATGGTCTATTAATAATACTTTGAAAGATAATTTAATTAAAAATATAAATTATCAATATGATGATACTTTAAATTTAACTAACAATATATTTTCAAAAACTTATAATAATCAATCATTTTTAAATCCAATTGAGTATATCTCTAGAGACGAAATTACAGATATAAACATATTGAAAGATAAAGTTTTTGATGATTTTATGAAAGTATTAGATACAGTAGAACTTAATAAAATTAATATTGAAATGTTAAACAGATGTAAGCATAATCAAATTACTAATTTTAAATTAAAAAAAGTTTTAAAATTAATATCAGGTATTGATACTGATTTATTTACTAAAAATATAGATTTTAATAAAAAGTTAATATTAAAAGATGTATACGATATTTTTGTGACAAATGCATTACTAAATAATACATTTGAAGATTATGAAATAAAATATACAGATTTTATTAAAGCGATAGATATTACGGAAAAAATTATAGATAATTATACTTTTTATACAGGCTCATTATCAAGTGAAAACAAAATAAATATTTTTATAAAATTTTTATCTGATTTTTCAAAAGCTGTAATTGAAGATTTTTGTTTTATGACAAATGGCGATGATTTATTTCAAAAAACGTATAATATAGCAATAAATCCAAAAGATTTTATAATTTCAGGTTTTGAAGGTGAAATAAATATTACTCCTTCAAATCAAGATTTAGATTTTGAAAAAATACAGAAAGATAGATTAAATATTTTTTTAGATGAAATAGATACTGAACCTAATTTTGTTTTAAGAATGTTATCTAAATATACTATAAATCGTGATGATATAACTTATTTTAAGGTTAAATATAAAGACACTAATAATGATTATATACCTAAAAATATATCTTATAGAATTACAACAAAAATTCTCAAATAGAAAGAAAAAAAATGAGTAATAATGCAATTGATATTATAAATTATGATATACCTAAATTTAATGTTGATGTAACTTTTAATTATTTAAAATATACAGATGCAGAAGATGATGGCGAAATATTTGATGAAAAATTAAATTTAAAATATAATAATAAAGATATGAATTTATATAATGAGCTAAAAATAGATATATCGGAATTTATATCTAGATATGATTTTGATTCAAATATTACTTTTTTGAAAAAAATAGATCAAAATATTATTGATGATATTAAATATTTTGAAAATAAAAATTTAAATACATACAGTCAGAATACAGAAGGTATTACTGAGATTGATTATTTTAATTATAGCAATTCAAAAATTGACGATAAATTTGTATCAATTATCAATTATTTGTCAAAAAAAGATTTAAAAAATATATTAAACACATTTGATATTGATAATCAACAATACAATTTAAATAAATCTAACTATAGAAATATAGTTGTTGGTAAAGATTATTTATATAGATTTTTTTTAAATAAAAATAATACTTTACATAATATTGACTTTATTAATAATAACGTTTTATCAACATATAATAATATAACAGATCATATTTCATCTAGCGGTTATTCTGCTAAAGTTTTTAATATTAATAATGATATAATTGAAAATAATATTATTGAGCAATTTAGTAATACTGTTATAACAGACACTAATAATATTGACATGCTTGATAAAATGAGTTTATTTGATAAATTAAACTATTTTAAATTAACTAATATTACACAGTTTGAAGAATTAAAAGATAAAACTGGCGTTGCATTTGTTGGATTTTTAATAAAAAAAAATAAAAAATCAAAATTAGGTGAAAGTAAATTAAACATTGCAAGTCAATTTATTTATTTAGATATTAATAATGATTTATATCAAAATGGAACTTTAAAAAATATTGTTTTATTTGATTGCGATTTAGAATATGCTAATACGTATTCTTATGAAATAAGTCCTGTTTTTTATTTAAGTTATTACAAACATAATATTTTAATAAATGATATAAATATACCCAGTATAGTAAATAATTTAATATATTCAAATACTTTTAGAACTATAGAATCTGTTGCAATTGATTATTTTGCGCCTGAACCTCCTAATGCTTTACGTGTTAAGTTACATAAAGGTTCTATGTTTCCTTTATTATTTTGGGATCACCCTACAAATCCGCAAAACGATGTAATTGGATTTCAAATTTATAGAAGAGAAAATTTAAATCAGCCATTTCAACTAATAAAAGTTTATTTAAAAAGGCAAAAATCAGATTTCAAAAACTTTGATATGTTTTCAGATATTATTGATGAAAATTTAATTGAAACATCAAATTCAAATATAATGTCATCTGATTTATATCAATTTGTAGACAAAAATGTTGATATTATCAAAAACAATTATATTTATGCAATTTGTTCGATTGATGCTCATGGAATTATATCAAATTATTCAACGCAGATAGGTGTTAGATACTCTAATATATATAACAATTTAATAATTGATCATGTAAGTATATCTAATGCCCCAAGAAGTTATCCTAATTTGTATATAGCAAGAAAAACTCAATTATTTAATAATGACGATTCTTTATTTGATTTTACACCTAATTTTGTTAATAAAGAAAAAATATCTATATACTTTACACCAGACTCTTATAGATTTAAAAACGGTAGTATTGTAGAAGAATCATTCAATATAAACAATCATTATCAATTAAATATAATAAGATTAAATGATTTATCATCAAAAAATATTAAATTTAAACTAAAATAATATTAAAAATATAATACAATATAATTAAAATAAAACAAAGGATTTGTTGAATATGGGATTTTTAGATCATACAACTAATAGCATTATTATAGATGCAGTATTAACTGAGCGTGGTCGTGAATTATTGGCTCGAAATGATGGATCATTTAAAATTGATTCTTTTGCATTTGGTGATGACGAAATAGACTATACAAATATTTTAAAATATGGTACAGATATGGGTAAAGAAAAAATAGAAAAAAATACACCTATTTTTGAAGCTCAAACAAATGAAAATATTGCAATAAAATATAATAATATAACTTTATCAAGTTCTGTGACTAGACTATTATATATTCCAGTATTATATGTTGATACAAATACAATGTCTGTTTTGGAAAGTAACCCAACTAAACCTGCAAATATACAACTTGATTCATCATCAACAACGACAAACAAAAAAACAATTACACTTTTTTCAACATTACCAGCAGTATCAGGACAAACATCAATCGATAATAATTTAATAGATACTATATTTGAAGTGAGATTCAATTCTTTATTATTAGGATTATATAATTCAAATGGAGATGAAAATATAACTGATTTTATCGACAAAGACGAAAATTTAATATCAACATATTCTTTAAGTAGAAATGCAGTTGTTGCAGATGCAATAAGCGATTCATGGCAATCATTTGCATTAAAAGGCAGAAGAAAAATTAGTTTTGATATAGGTATTAGTAAGCAATTTGAAAGTAGTTTTTTTGAAAAATTTGGAGTAATTAATTCTTCAGGTAATTCAACAGGGTCAATTAATACATTTCTTGAAATTGTAGGGACAGCATCAGGTTCAAGAATGATTATTCCATTTACAATTATATTATAAGAGAGAAAATATGCCAGCATCAAGATTAAAAAGTTTAGGAATAAATGATAGATTAACTGAAAACAAATCACGATTAAATCAATTAATTGATATTATTTCAGCAGATGTATCACAATCAGCTAATAGAAGAACATATCCTGCATTTGTTACAGGTAATACATATCCTATAACAAGTTCATTATTTAATACAATTTATGATCAGGATCACACTTTACAAAGTTCAAATGCATTATTTGATATGACATTTGGATTATACGCTAAAACAGTAACAGCAACAGTAAATAATGTCACAACAAAAACGATTGATGGTTCATCTATTATTACATCATTAAATGATAGATCTGTCGATTCTTCTGGTTTTTATTATTTTAATCCATTAACATCAACAATGATTCGTGAAAAAATAAATGTTTATAAACAATATGCACAATCTTTATTAGGAAATGCAAATGAAGTATTTAAATCTTCATATCAAGCGCCTTCAAATGAAGTGACAGAAATAAAAGAAGCTTTATTTTTAAACTTCAAACGTTTATTTAAAAGAGACAATATTGCAAGAGGAACATTTGGTTTAACATTATATAATAGATTAGGTAATTTTTCAACAATAACAACATCAGAATATACAGCAGTTGATAGTTTAAAGAAAAAACAAACATTATTTACTTCACCAAATCAAGTATTTAATTCAACAACATATACAGGCAAATCAGCATTACAACAAGGTGATGCATCGTCAGATGGATTTGTAACAATAATTGATACAAATGCTTCAAATGTTTATTCAGTTTTACCTACATCTGGAGAGGTTGCAACATTAAAAATGTTTAAAGATGATCCTTCTACTAGCATTGATGTAGGTTTAATTTTTTATGATGCAGGCATTGTAGTATTAGATGTTGCCAAAATATTTAAACTGTCTGAACAAGTAAAAGGCGTTATTTCTTTTGCTGATGCACTTGCAACATCAACATCATTTTCAGGATTTTCAGGTGATACATCATTATCAGGTGTTGCTATACTTAATGGAGAAAAAGCTTTAAATAATGATGATACACTTTTGAAATTTTTACAATTAGCTACTATAGATGATATTGTAAAACATTTTTGTGAAGCAAGATTTGCAGATAGTAGCAATACTTGTTTAACATTTCAAAATGAAACAATTATTAATTCAACTATTTTTTTCTGTAATGCAGCACCAAGTGAATTTAATTATAGCACAAATCCAACATATATTGATGAATATGGTAAAATAAATGTTGTTAAAGATGAAACATCACAACCATTTTCATATATCACAACTGTCGGTTTGTATGATGCTGCAGGTAATTTATTGGCTGTCGCAAAATTAAGTCGTCCAATTGAAAAAAATCCTAATAATAATTTAACAATTAGGGTAAGATTAGATTATTAAAATATTTAAATTAATTGTTTTTTTTTATATGATAAATAATATAATAAAAAAGGTTTATTAATGAGTATTATCAATTTATTGGATCAAAATAAAAATTTTGAAGAAACAAAGATATTATCAAATAGAATATTTAAAAAAAAAGAAATATATACAACAGATTTAAATAATAACTATAATAATGAAAATATTGAAGGTTTTATTCTAAATAATTATCCTGATACTTATTCAACATCTTATGGATTATTATCACTTTTTTCATATAATACTAACGTTTTAAAAGAAATCAATGGTAATACTAGACAAAGAAAAAGCGATATTACAACAAAAAATTTTTATGTAGATCAAATACGTAATACATCAGTTTTTAATAATCAAAATGTAAGTATAAGAAATTATTTACAAAAAGTCAGACCTGATAAAATTGAATCTATCACTAATGATGTTGAAATGTTGGAAATTGAATCTAACTATTTTTCAATTAAAAGATTATCGCAGGAATTAAATCCATTTAGTAATATAGTAACAAAAAAAAATATTATAAAAAATTTATATAAATCAAATAATAATATGAAAGATTCTAAATTTAATCAAAAATTTAATTATTCTTTTTATAATTATAACTGTTTGAATTTTTTTAATATTTTACCTAGTGAACAAATGTCGCAAGTTGTAAAAGATGAATTTATAAACAACTCTCATAAAAATATATTGCTTTATTCAAATTCTTTATTAGATAATCAAGAAAGTGGAATAACTTCTAAAAATATAGGTTTATCGGATCATAAATTAAGCATTAATTTTTGGATTAATCCTAAAAGAACGTCATTAGTTAATAAAAAATATAATCCTGGTTGCATATTACATATACCAAATATCATATCTGTATATTTAGTTTCTGATAATGTTAGTTATGATTCTTTAGATAGACCTACTGCTTTTAAAATATTATGTCATTTAGGTGAAAAATCAAATATATTACCATTAAGTAATGAAATTACAACTCAGTATAAAATAATTACTGATAATGTTTTAAATTTAAACACATGGTATAATATTTCTATTATTATTTCAAGACAAGATGTACTTTTATATATTGATTCAATTAATAATATGACATCATGGAAAAAAAACAATCAAACAATTGATTTGACTTCTTTAAATTTTGAAAATACAAATTCAATATTTACTATTGGAAATAGATTATCAAATCAAAGTGAAATATGGCAAAAAGCAAATGAAAATAAATTAAAAAATTCTTTTTTTAATGATAATACATACCTTGAAAACAATTTGAATATTGACGAAATAAATGAAATAAATAATGTAAGATTTGTTGATTCAATGTTGGATATGAATACAAAAATATTGAGTAATAATGAAAATAATATTGATATTCAGTCACAAGCATTAAATGCAGAGTTAAATAATATAATGATATTTAATGATGATATATCATTTCAGGATTTATTTGATTATGCATCTGGTAATAAAAATCTAGATTTAAGTAATAGATCATTATCTTTTTGGTTACCATGTATATATTTACCTGAACTTGTTAGAAGAAAAGGATATATTACATTAGGTATGAAGGATAATATATCTTATCGTTCATGCGTGAATCCTTATTTTTCACATAAAATTTATGGACATGAATTATCAATTGAACACTTTGTAAGAGATCTTGCATTTTTTAGATTACCTTTAATAAAAGGAATGAATGGAAAAGAATACGAAGATTGTTTAACAAATAATTTTTATAATTCTTCAAATAACAGTATTATAGCAGAAAAGAAGAAATTAATAACTGATTTTTATAGAAATCATAAAACACCTACACAAATATTAAATAAAATAATGACAACAGATATTTGTAAAGTAGATAGTTGCTTTACAGATTATCAATTTGATAATTTAATTTATCGTAATAATTTTATTTTTCCTTGTGATAATGGAAAATCAAAAATAGATTATAATAATATTCAAAAATATGATAAAATAAAAAATGTTTTATTATCAGAATCTTCTATCTCACATTACTTTTTAAATAAAAATTTTAATTATATAAATTTACAGAATAGTCTTTATTTAAACAAAAATGAATATTCATATGATAATCCTACAGATTTTTTTAATAAAGATTACGTTTATAATAAATTAATAAATAATACAAATAATTTATTTACAAACAAACCAAATAAAAATGAATACTTATCAAAAGTTTTTATTGACAAATTATCAAGTAATAATATACAAACGAAAGTATATAATAATTTGTCAGGTATTAAATTACTTACACAAACGAATATAAATAATTTTTGGGGTCCTATAAAAAATAGTTTTAATAGTGAAAAATATTTAAGTATAAATCATATTTTCAAAAATATTGATGGAAAATATACACCGTCTAATCCTGAAATTATTATTTCAAATAAAAGTATTAATAATCAATCAGTAGTATATAGAAAATTTTTTAATTCATATTATTCAATAGAAGGTGAAGTAGGTGAGACATATTCAACTATTTTTGATATTTCAAATTTATTTTATTCTTCAAAAATTCATCCTAAAAGTATTGAGATAAATGATTTTGATTTAAATGGTACAGGTGCTGCATTATCAATGAAGATAAAAGATAATGGTATGGGTTTATTATATAGGGCAGATTGTAATGGAGAACATGCAAAATGGGCGTATGTAGGACATGCGTTTTATTCTGATGGGTTATGTAATATTTTATATCCTGGAATTGCTAATTTTGGTGAAAATAATTTTTCATTTTCATTAAAAGGGCAACATTCAATGTATACAATGGAATTAAATATACCAGTAGAAAAAGGTGGTTTTAATATCTCATCAAACAACACATATATTAAAGATTTAAAACCATCAAATAATTTATCAGATTTGGAAGAAGATCAATTTGTATATATTTCAGGAGTCAATTTACATGATGAAAATTTAAATATAGTGGCAAAAGCTAATTTTGCGCAACCTATAGTTAAAAGATTAAATGATAGATATAATATCAGATTAAAGATGGATTTTTAATAAAAAATAAATGTAAAATTATAGTTTATAAATTATAATTTAATTAAAAATGGTTTTAAATTATGATTCTAGGATTAGATATATCATCAAGTATAATAGGGATTTCTTTATTTGAAGACAACGGTATTTTGTATAAATTAGATTATATAGATTTACGTAAAATCGATAGCTTTTTTAAAAAAGCAGATTATGTTAGAGATAAATTTAAAAAAATATTTGAATCTTTAGATGATAAAATTAATTTAATTTCCATTGAAGAGTGTGCTCAATCATTTCGAAAAGGTTTTTCTTCTGCACAAACATTATCTACTTTAGCAAGATTTAATGGAGTTGTATCTCAGATCGCTTATGAGACATTCAAAGTCGAACCGTTATATTACAATGTCGTTTCATCACGCAAATCATTGGGTATAAAACTGGATAAGTCTGGTGATATTGATACTAAGGAACAAATTGTTGCCTGGGTTTCTTTAAATGAAGTTGATTTTAAATGGCCAAAAAGAAGATTAACAAAAGGTAAAAATGTTGGAACAGAAATTTATGAACAATATTGTTATGACATGGCAGATGCCTATGTTATTGGAAAAATAGCAGTAAAACAACATGCAAAAAACAATATCACTCAATCAAAAAATTGATTTTATAAAAAGTGTAGTCGAAAATTATAGACATTCAAATGGTAAAGAAGATATTGCTATTTGGTGCCCTTTTTGTCAAAATTCAAATAAAAATAAGTTGAAGATGGTTTTACAAATTGATAAAGGTATTTATCACTGTTGGGTTTGTAATGCAAAAGGAAACAACATACCTTTTTTAATTAGAAAAATAAATCCTTCAAAATATGAAGAAAGTCAAAAATTTTTTAATTCTTTTAAAAAAAAGGTAAATGAAGAATGGAATTTTATTTTAAATGGATTAAATGATTTTAATAATGAAGAAGAAGTAAATGAAAAAGTAGTATTACCTTCTGAATTTGAATTATGTGCATCATTATTTACAAATGAAAATATTAGAAATCCTGATGTTCGTGATGTTATGAATTATCTTCGAAAAAGAGGGTGTTCTGAACATAAAATGTGGATGTTACGATTTGGAGTATCTAAAAATGATTCATGGCGTAGAATGTTGATAATCCCTTCTTTTTGTAAAAATGGTGAATTAAATTATTTTACTTGCAGAAAAATAGATGAATCAACTTTTTCATCTATAAAATATAAAAACTGTGAAATAGAGAAGAAAAAAATAGTATTTAATGAGATTTTAATTGATTGGAATTTACCTTTAACATTAGTAGAAGGTCCATTAGATTTGTTAAAAACAAATGATAATGCGACATGTTTATTAGGTAGTACTCTGCCAAAAGACAGTTTGTTATTTAAAAGAATCGTTGAAAATAAAACGCCTGTTATATTAGCATTAGATAATGATGCATATAAAAAGGCTTTAAAAATAGCTGAGGATCTGATGGAATATGATGTATCAGTCAGTTTAATGGATACATCATCTGCAAAAGATGTAGGTGATATGACAGAAAAAATGTTCGAAGAGCATTACAAAAGAGCTTGTAAAATAGATCAAGATGATTTATTATTAAACAAAATACAAATAATTTAAAATATATTATGTGAGAAAAACATGACATTTAAATGCATTCATATTGCAGATATTCATTTTAGAGGTCTACAAAGACACGAAGAATATAAAAATGTTTTTTCGAAATTTTTTGAAAAAGCAAAAGAATTAAAGCCTGATGTTATTTTTGTAGGTGGTGATATTGTTCATTCAAAAACGTCAGGCATTTCGCCTGAATTGATTGATACATTGAATTGGTGGTTTACAGGATTAGCATCAATTGCTCCTACGCATATTATTCTTGGAAATCATGATGGATTGATTCAAAATTTAAATAGATTAGATGCGATTACGCCTATTGTTGAAGCGTTAAATAACCCAGCATTATATTTGTATAAAAAAAGTGGTGTATATCAAACAGGTGTACAAGGATTTAATTGGTGTGTATTTAGTTGCTTTGATCATGAAAATTGGTGTAATGTTTCACCTATAAATGGTGATATAAACATCGCTACATTTCATGGAGCAGTTAAAGGATGTACAACAGATGTAAATTGGGAATTAGAGGGTGAAGTAGATTTAAATTTTTTCGAAAAATTTGATTTTGCATTTCTAGGTGATATTCATAAAATGCAATATTTAGATTTTGAACAAAAAATAGCATATTCAGGATCAACTATTCAACAAAATTTTGGTGAATCTGTTGATAAAGGATTTTTATTTTGGGAAATTGAATCAAAAAATAATTATAAATCAACTTTTTATACATTAGAAAATGAAAACAAATTTATTACAGTAAATTGGAATCAAGATTTTAATAAAACAATTGAAGAAATTAATAAATTACCTAATTTTTCAAGATTTCGTATTAAATCAGAACAACAATTAGATAAAAATGATGTTAAATTATTACAAAATTTTCTTAAAGAAAATAAAAAAGCGTTAGAGGTTGTGTTTAAATATGAACATAACAAAAAAAATAATGATTGTATAGAAGATAAAAAAAAAAATTTTAATATATTAGATGATAATATTAGATTTAATATATTAAAATCATATTTTGATGAATCTGTAACAAATGAGCAAATTAATAATATAAATAATATTTTTAAAAATGCGATTGACAGATTACAAGTTGATCAATATAGAAAATCAATATCATGGGAATTAAAAAATATTTCTTTCAATAATTTATTTTGTTATGGCGAAAATAATTTCTTAAATTTTGAAAATATGAATGGAATAATTGGCGTTTTTGGTAAAAATGCATCAGGTAAATCATCAATACCTGGTTCTTTAATGTATTCATTATTTAATACAACTGACCGTGGTTCTATGAAAAATCTACATATTATGAATACACGAAAAGAAGATTGTAGTTCAAAGGTTGAAATTTTGGTTAACAATCAAAAATATTTAATTGAAAGAAATACCAAAAAATCTTATACAAAAAAGAAAAATGAAGTAAATACATCAACAAATTTAAGTATTTTTAAAGTAAATGATAATGGTGTTTTAATAAATGAAACTGATGAACAGCGTCGTGAAACAGAAAAAATATTAAAAGATTTAATAGGTACATCAGAAGATTTTTTAATGACATCTTTTGCTTCTCAAGGCAATATTAATGCTTTTATTGGTGAAAAAAGTGCAAATAGAAAATATTTTTTATCTAAATTTATGAATCTAGATATTTTTGAAGAGATTGGTAAATTAATTAAAGATGATTCAGCTGATTTAAAAGCAGAGTTAAAAGTTTTTAATCAAAAAAATTGGGTTGATTTAATTAATAAATCAAATCATGAAATAAATGAAAATTTGATTAAAATATCTGAACTTGAAGCAAATTTACAAACTTTTAAACAAAAGCAATTGGATTTATCAATTGATTTAGAAAATATTAAAAGTAAGAATCATGATTTAAATAAAATAAAAGTGATTGAAGATGAAATTAAATTATTATCTATCAATATTGATAAAGAAAATAAAAATTTAGTAAAAATTGATACAGATTGTGAACAAATTCAACAAAAAATAGAAAAATTTGATGTATTAAAATCACAAATAGATTTGAATCAATTGAAAAAAGACAAAGAAAGATTAATAAATTTAAAATCACAACTGACGATAAATATTTCGCAAATAGATAATTTAAAATCTGATATTGAAAAAAGAAAAAATGCTCATAAATTATTATCAAGTGTACCATGTGGTGACAGTTTTCCTTCATGCAGATTTATAAAAAATGCATATGAAGATTTTAAAAATATTTCTGACAATGAGGATTCATTAAAAAATCTTGAGAAATCTATTATTGAATTGAAAAATATTGTAACAGAACTTGAACGTGAACAAATTCAACAAAAAATAGAAAAATTTGAAGAATTTTCAATTAAAAATGAACAAAATGTCTTTCAATTATCAGTATTATTAGAAAATAAAGATTCAATAACACAAAAAATATCTGAGCTGCTGAATCGGTTTAATGATCTAAATAATAAGTTACAACATATGACGCAGTTAATTGACAAAAATGATGCTAACATTATAAAAGAATATCAAACAGAGTTAGAATCTATTAAAAATAAAATACAAATGACTGATATCTCTATTGTAAAATATATGGGTAATAATCAGTATTTATCACAAATGATTGAAAAATATAGGGTTGAAGAGATTCAATATAACGATTTATTAAGTCAATGGAGATTATATGAATTATTGTTAAATGCTGTTTCAAAAAAGGGTTTACCATCAAAATTACTTAAAGAAATGTTACCTTCATTAAATAATGAAATCAAAGAAATCCTAACAGATGTTGTTGAATTTTCTGTTGATATAGAAATAGATGATGATGATCTTGAAATTTATATCAATTATAATGGAGATAAAAGAATCATAGAAACAGCGTCTGGAATGGAAAAAATGATTACATCAATGGCAATTCGAGTTGCTTTAACAAATATTAGCAATTTACCTAAATCTAATATTTTTATAATAGATGAAGGTTTTGGAGCATTGGATGATACAAATATTATATCTTGTATAAAATTATTAAATAACTTTAAAAAGTTTTTTAAAACAATATTAATCATATCACATATTGATATTATTAAAGATGTTGTAGATAATAACTTATGTATTGAAAATGAGGGTTTAGATTCTTATGTTAGATTTGAATAAAAAATGGAATAAAATAGATAATAATTTTGAATCATTTGAAAATGATGAGATAAAAATAATTAAACCAATAAATGATGAAAAAATACCTATTGATTGTCCAAAGTGTAGTAATTTATTTTCAGGATTAGAAGATGTACAAGCATTTAAAAGAAATGGTGTTTGCGAAAATTGTGAATTAATATATTGGGTTGAATTACACAATAAATAATATTTAATATATAATAATAAAATATAAACAGGAACAAAAATGAAAAGTATCTCAAATTCTCATGCTTTAGGACAATCACTTGACAATGTATTCCATAATACATCTGATGGTTCTCGTAAGATTACACAAAAATTATCAGGAAATAATTTGACAATTACATTTCAAACAATTGCACAATTTGGTAGAGAAGTAGGATTACATCTACAAACAAATAAAGTAAAAGAAGAAGGTATTCAATTGATAAATGACAGATTAGCTTTATTAAAATCTTCATTTAAAGAATTAACAGGCCATACATTAAAATCAAAACAATGTGGAATAAATGATTCATTTGAAACTATATCTGTATCAAATTTATCACCTAGAAGAGTTATAAAATATTCTTTACAGGTTTTATTCGAAATAGAAGATTAACAGGTATATATGTCAATTAAACAGCAACAGATAGATGAAATAGTAAAATGTGGTAAAGATCCAGCTTATTTTATCAATAAATATTTAAAAATAGAACACCCATTACAAGGTTTAATACCTTTTAAAACATATGATTTTCAAAATGATTGTTTAGATGATTTTAATAAAAATCGTTTTAATATTATTTTAAAAAGTCGTCAATTAGGTATTTCTACTATCGTTGCTGCTTATGCAATTTGGAATGCTTTATTTTATAAAAATAAAAATATTTTAATTATTGCTACTAAATTAGCTGTAGCACAAAACTTTGTTAAAAAAGTAAAAGTTGCTATTCAAGCATTACCTCCATGGTTAATTCAATTTGCACCAATAACATCAAATAATAAACAACAAGTTGTATTTAAAAACGGTTCTTCAATTAAAGCGATACCTACTTCTGAAGACGCTGGTCGTTCAGAAGCTTTGTCTCTTTTAATTATTGATGAAGCTGCATTTGTAAGAAATTTTGATGAATTATGGACTGGTCTTTATCCTACACTATCTACTGGTGGTAGAGCTATTATTCTTTCAACACCGAATGGCGTTGGTGGACAATATTACGATTTATGGATAGGTGCAGAACAAAAAACAAACGAATTTAATCCTATAAAATTAAAATGGGATGTACATCCAGATCGCGATGAATCTTGGTTTGAAAATGAAACAAGAAATATGTCATCAAAACAAATTGCACAAGAATTATTATGCGATTTTGCAGCATCAGGTGATACATTTTTCCAATCAGAAGAAATTGACTGGTTAAGATCAAGAACTAAATCTCCTATTGAAATGACAGGACCAAATCAAGATGTATGGATATGGAAATATCCTAGAGAAGGACATAAATACGTTTTATCTGCAGATGTTGCACGTGGTGATGGTGCAGATTCAAGTGTGTTTCATATTATAAACATCGATACGAAATCAGTTGATGTTGAATACAAAGGAAAATTAACGCCTGATAATTTTTCTCAATTAATTTATGATTGGGCTAGAAGATATAATAAAGCATTGGTATGCCCTGAAAATAATACTTATGGTTATATGATTTTATCTAAATTAAATGATTTAGGTTATTTAAATTTTTATTTTGAAAATGAGAGAATGAAATACGAGTATTTGTATTCAGTTGAAAAATCAGAATATATTTCTAAAGCAGGATTCAGCACTCAAAAAGATAGTCGTGCAAAAATTTTATCAAATTTAGAAGAAATTGTCAGAAATAAAAGATATGAAATGAATTCTATACGTTTATTTGATGAATTTAAAACTTTTGTATGGTTAAATAATAAACCAGTCGCAATGAAAGATCATCATGATGATGCAATTATGTCTTGCGCAATTGGTTTATGGATTGCTGAAAAATATGGTTCAAAAATTACATCTACAGAGACTTCTACTGCACATGAAATTTTAAAAGGCATGAAAATAAATCAAACATCAACAGAACAAACTATTATTAGCCCTTATTATAATAATCACTTGTCAAAACAAGTGAATCCATTTTTACCAGTGCCAATGTCTGATAGTATAATTGATATAGGTCAAAGTAAAAAAATATCAGCTTTAGGCGATTTTTCTTGGTTAGTTAAATAAAAAACTATTAAATATTTTATATTTTGTTATATAATAGATATAAAATAATATTTATGGTGTTTTTATGGCAAAAGAAGATAGTTTATTTAAAAAATTAACAGATTTATTTAGATCAGGACCAACTGTAAGGAAAAAAGTTAAAGCAGCTGCACATAAAAAGACGGGAAGTCCTAGTAGTCTTGATTTATTTAAAAAAAATCACAGTGATGTATATAATTCAACGATTTCAGCATATGGTTCATATGATCGTATGGCACGTTATTCAGATTTCAGTGAAATGGAATCTACACCTGAATTATCAAGTGCATTAGACATATATGCTGAAGAAACAGTATCTGCTGACAGTTATGGTAAAGTATTACATATTTATTCTGAAAATCGTAAAATTAAACAATTATTAGAAAATTTATTTTATGATGTATTAAATGTTGAATTTAATTTGGTAATGTGGGTAAGAAATTTATGTAAATATGGCGATTTTTTCTTATTTAATGATGTATCACCTGACTTTGGTGTAATAAATGTATTTCCTATTCCTATTGCTGAAATTGAAAGAGAAGAAGGATTTGATCCTAATGATCCTTCAGCTGTACGTTTTCGTTGGATTACACAAGGAAATAGAATTCTAGAAAATTGGCAAATCAGTCATTTCAGATTATTAGGAAATGACGCATTTCTCCCGTATGGATCATCAGTATTAGAAGGCGCACGTCGTATTTGGCGTCAATTAATTTTAATAGAAGATGCAATGTTGGTTTATCGCGTTATTCGTGCGCCTGAACGACGTGTTTTTTATATTGATGTTGGTAATATTCCACCTGAAAATATTGGCGATTATTTACAACAAGCACAAACGTCTTTGAAAAGAAATACTGTTGTAGATAAAACATCAGGCAAAGTAGATTTAAGATATAATCCACTATCTGTTGATGAAGATTATTTCTTGCCAGTTAGAGGTGGAGATACAGGCACAAAAATTGATACATTGGCAGGTGGTCAAAATACATCTGCTATTGAAGATGTAGAATATATTCAAAAAAAGTTATTTGCAGCATTAAAAATACCTAAGTCTTATTTAGGTTATGATGAAGAAATAGGTAGCAAGTCTACATTGGCGCAAGAAGATATCAGATTCAGTCGAACGATTCAAAGAGTTCAAAAAACAGTGTTGTCTGAATTAAATAAATTAGCGATGATTCATTTATATTCACATGGTTATAATGAAGATGATTTGCTAGATTTTGAAATCAAATTATCAAATCCTTCAAGTATTGCGCAACAGCAAAAATTAGAGTTAATAAAAACAAAATTTGATATTGCATCATCTGTTCCAGAAGGTTTAGTTGATCAGGAATGGATTGCAAAAAATATCATGGAATTTAATAATGATGAAATAGCGCGTATTAAAAAAGGTAAAGTACAAGATAAAATTGATAATCTTAAACTTGAAGCTGTTGCATTACCTTCAGGCGATAATACAGTTGAAGGTGGTGAAGCAGGTGGTGAAGCAGGCGGCGCTGGCGGTGAAGCAGGTGGAGCTCCACCACCTGGAGGTGATGCAGGCGGCGGATTAGCTGATTTATTCGCTGGTGATGTTAAATTAGGTTCTTTATTAGCCGAAGATGATTTAGAGGAGCAAGATGATTTATTATTTGGTGACGAAGTTATGAATTATGGAAAAATTAAGCCAAAAGGATCTAAAGATTATAAAAAACATAGCATAGGTAGAGATGTATCTGGTAAAAAAGATGTTGATAGTGCAATTAGATATGATTCAACATCAGATTTATATGGATCATTAGGAGATAATAATAGAGGTATTACTGGGGGTTTAACTGTAACTAGTAATGATTTCAAATTAAGTAAAAGTGATATAAATCCTTTAAATTCATCATATAATAGATCAACAGATAATCAAATGAAAAAAATATTTGATTCGATGAATAGAAATTTTGGTGATAAATTAACAATTAGCAAAAATAAATCATCTAATTTATTAAATGAAGATAGTGAATTAATAATTATTGATAATGAAAACGAGGAATAAAACTAATAATGAAAAATAGAAGCCACAATAAAAAAAGAAATGTCGGCATCATATATGAACAGTTGATTAATTATATGTGTAAATGTATAATTGATAATAATGAAAATGGTGTTTCGAAAATAAGCAATGTCATAAAGGAAAATTTTAAAAAAGAAACTCAATTACATAGAGAACTAAAATTTTTTAATGCATTAATCCAAACAAAAGGTATTGATCCTAGTTTAGCGACAAATATTATTCAAGAAGCAAAAAAATCTTGTCAAAAACATTTTTCTGAAGATGATTTAGAAAAAGAAAAATCTGTTTTAATAAAAGAATTAAATTATTCTTTTGGTAAAGGAAATATATTTGAAGCAAAGGTTAAAAACTATAAAATGTTAGCAACTGTACAGACATTATTAAATGAATGGCGAAAAGGTTCAAATTCAGACTTTCAAATTACAACGCAATATGAAAAACAATTACATGAATGGATGACAGAAAAAGCAGATGAATCAACCCAATTAAATGAAACATATGTACCTAAAAATGTTGATGAATTAACTTTTAGAATCATGAATCAAAAATTTAATAAAAAATATGATAAAATATTGAACGATGATCAAAAAAAATTAATAAAGCTATTCGTAGAAAATAAATCAGATACAAACATAGAACTAACTAATTTATTTGATGAAATAAAAATAAAATCAATTAAGCTATTGGAATCTTTTAATTGCAATAATAAAATTTTAAATGAAAGATATGATATAGTTAAAAATAATGTAAAAGCTATTAGCATAAAAGATATTTCTGAAGAAAATCTTAAAAAGTTTTTAACTTTATGCAAATTAAACGACGAATTAAAAGGTGATATAAATGAGTAGATTATTAACTGAATGGCTTTCTTTTGATTATGATAAAAAATTGATTCAAGAGGCTAAAATTGGTGGTGGGCCACTAATAATGAAAGGTATTTTACAAAAGGCAGATACACTTAATCAAAATGGTCGTGTATATCCAAGAATTATTCTTGAACGTGAAGTTAGAAACTATCAAAAATTTATTAAAGAAAATAGAGCATTAGGCGAATTAGATCATCCCGATAGTTCTGTCGTTGAATTAAAAAATGCATCTCATATTATTAGAGAAGCGCATATGGAAGGTAATATTTGTTATGGTACTGTTGAAATATTAAATACACCATCAGGTAAAATATTACAATCTTTAGTAGAAAGTGGCGTTACACTAGGTATTTCATCAAGAGGTGTGGGTTCTACAAAACCACAAGGTGAATTACAAATAGTACAAGATGATTTTCAATTAATTTGTTGGGATTTTGTATCAGAACCATCAACACCTGGTGCCTTTATGATGAAAGAAGGAAAAGAAATTTCATCGAAACAATTACAAGAAATTAATTCATCATTTTTTAACAAAAGTGATAGAATTTATAGAATATTTAATGAAATAGGAGATTGGAAATAAATGTCAGATCACAGATGGCCTTCGCCAAATCATAATTACGTACCTGAATTTCAATTAAGTGGAATTCCTTATGCTGAAACAAAAACTGTTAATAGCAGTGCAACTGTTACTTTTACATTTAATTCTGTTACAAGATGGATAGCAATTTCATCTGATAAGGATGTACAACTTGGTTTTCATGATGATGGCTCAATACATGATTTATATTATTTTACTTGTAAAGCAGGTATGACACAAAGATTTGAATTAAAATGTAAAAAAATAGTTATAAAAAATGCAACATTAGAGAATGCAAGTGTATCTGTTTTGGCTGGCTTAACAAATGTTGCTGCAACTTCATTTCCTGATCAAAAAAACACTAATGGTTTTATAGTTCAATAATTATTAAAGAAAGAAATTTAAATGAAATTAGCATATGATGATTTAAAAGAATTAGTAAAAGAAGCATTAGTAGAAATTTTGCAAGAAGGTTTAGGTAATATATTATCAAAAAGTAATCAACATTTAAAATATGATGATGAATTTGAAGAAGAAGTGCCTAAACAAAAAATTAAGCAGCAGCAACCACAAAAAAATAGTCAAAATATGAAATCAGTATCTGCACCATTTAATAAACAGGTACATGAAAATGTTAAAAAACAACCTACATTAACTAGTATGTATGAATCAAAAACATTACAAAAAATGGGAAATCATTTTGAAAAACAAAAAAGTAATGAAAATGTTAAAGTTGGGCAAAAAACAATTAAAGCAATGACAGATGATCCGTTAATGGCATCTATATTTGCTGATACAGCTCAAACTACTTTACAAGAACAATTGGTTGCTGAATCTAAGGGTGGTGTAAAAACATTTGATAATGCATCTAGAATAATAGCGAATAATGATCCTTCTGATATTTTTGGTGATGATATTGCAGGTAATTGGGAATCTTTAGCATTTTCAGCAAATGATTTAAAAAACAAATAATTTTTATAATTTAAAATATATATAATTATAAATTATTATTAAAAATACAATAATAGGAGAATAAAATGGCTAGAAGATTAACAGATGATATTTTACGTAAAATGATTGCAGAAGAAAAGCGTCGTTTAGTAGAAACTTTAGAATTACAATTAAAACATCCTAGTGATGCTCATAAAAGAGCTAGAGAAGTGAAAGCTGATGGATTCGCTGATACAATTACATCTAAAATTGATCATTATAAGGCGATGAAATTGCAAGAATCAGAATTATTGAAACAATACATGAAATTACGTGAAGCTAGAGCTAGATTAAAAGCTCAATTATTAAAAGATCTCAAATAAAATATTTATTTATTTATATTGCCTACATATTTATATTTAAAAACAATTTAAATTGGAGTTAAATTATTATGAAAAAAGGCACATTTGCTATTACACAAAATCAGCAGGCACAAGCTTTTCATGAAATTTTTAAAAATAATGATGGCGGTGTAAGAGGAAGAATAAAAGGGATTAATAATACACCAAGTTTAGTATCTTTATTTCCTAAATCACCAATGTATGATACAAATCAGTCTTTAGAAAAAGATCGAGGCAAGTTATTTAATGCAATTGAAGAATATCAAATTGGTTCTGATAAAAAAAATGATGTTGGCAATTTAAAAGGTATTTTGGATGATGATACAGTATATCTTATGTATAAAAACGTAATTGATGGTTATGATGCTATTAGTCCTCATGTTACAGAACAAAGTAATACATCAAATAATTATAATTGGTTATATAGAGAACAACCAATGGATATGAATTTTAATTATTTAAAGCCAAATGGTGCTGGAAGTTTTAGTCCTTCTTCTCCAACTGCAGCTGCTGCACCTGTAGGATCTAATGCACCTATTCCAAATGCGCCTGACGATAAACCTTTTTGGGGACATGCTAATTTACAAGTTCCATCAGTTAATCCATTAGAAGTTCGTGATGATCATGAAAATAAACCACAATTACAACGAGGGTCAGGCGGTTTTGGTACATCTAAGGCTGTATCAAATCGAGCATTTGCATCACAAGAAAAAATTGGATCTTATTTTACAAATGCTTATGTAAATAATGTAAATAATACAGATAGATTTAATATTTGGGCAGGAAAATCAATTGATGATGAAGCAAATGTCACAACAGGTGATAATGCTCCTTATATTGGTGATGTTGATAACGATGGTAATCCAAAACAATAATAAGGTGAAAAAATGATTTCAAGTCCTGGTAATAATGCGTCATTATATTTAGGTCATCCTGAACAACCTGTCAAAAAGCCTGGTATTGGAAAAACATTAAATATGGGTGATATTTATTCTAGCGCTGATGTTGGTGAATTTGATGATAGAGATAATCGTGAGCAAGATGATGTTGAACATTTAGATGATATTCCTTTTAATTATAAAACGAATTATTCATTAAATCCTAGATTATCGACAGCAAATCAATATGGTTCAGCTACTGCAGGTGGTTTAGGTTCATATGCAGGTGCAATAGGACAGATTGGTAATAGTGTAAGTGAAAGTATATTGAGAGAATATATTTCAGAAATGATTCTGATTGAAAATTCTATAGGTAGAATACCTGGTTATAATTACTTAGGTATTGGTAATAGTCAGGTTAAAAATAATTTAGGTTCTAAAAATGTGAAAAGTATAAATATTGTTGGTGGTAGTATGACTGGTGCTGATAATAATTTTCAAGGGTATAGAAAAACTAAAAGGCGTGGCGACGGTAAAACATTTACTGGTGGTAAAGCTATTGAATTACAAAAAAATCAAAATGATCCTGAAGGTAGAAATGTTATATCTGATCAGGAAAAATTTGAATCTGGAATCGGTATGTCTACATACGACTTATTTACTAATTGGGCAGAAGATCAAGACAATATTAATTTAAAAGATAGAAAAAAAGAAGAGAAAAAAATAAAAAATAATTCTTCTAATATTTAATATAATAAAAAGGTTGAATTTATGACTGTAATTAAACAAAATTCAATAAAAAAATTAATTAAAGAATCTGTTATTAAAAATTTATTAACAGAAATTAAAAATGATATTGAAAAAGAAGAAAAAGAAGAAAAAGAAGAATCAAAAAAACAAAATAAATCAAAAAAAGGTTCATGGCGTAAAAACAAGCCAGATCCTTTACATCATTTGAGTGGAAGTAAAAAATCTTTTAATTCAACATCTTCTAAAAAAGAAAAATCTATTAAAAAAGATAATGAAAAAAATTTTGAAGAAGATAAAAACGAAGAAATGAAAAAGTATGGTGAAACATTTGATGATGAAGATTATGAATGTGAAGAAGATTGCGAAGATTGTGATGATTGTAATAAACAAAGATTAAAAGAGCATCAGAAAATATTGGATGAAATATTTAATTAATCTATTTTTAAATAAATAATAAATTTACAAATATATTTAATATTTAATTTATAAATTATATTATTATAATGAGACGAAAGAAGATAATATGACAAGTAGTTTATTTAATGAAGCGTTAGATGATGCAAAAGCAATAAAAGCTGCTGCTGAAGAACGTGCAAAACAACAGTTGTTAGAAACAATGTCTCCTAAGTTAAAGAAAATCGTTGAAAATACAATCAATCAACAAATGGGATTATCAGAAGATGAAAACGAAGCATTTTCTGATGAATATGCTAATGATGAGCTTAATAAACTATCATTAAATGATTCTGACCATTTTGATGAAGATGAATCTGACATGTATCAAGAATCTGATGATATTGAAGAATGTGGATCAGGAATGTATCAAGAATCAGAATTTTCTAATAAAGGTAAAAACTCTAAACAACAAAATGAGGCAAAGGAAGTATTAAGTATTCTTTTAAATAAAGATGTTTTAAAAAGAAATCTTAAAAACGAAGTAAATAATTTTGAAAAAGATGTAAATAGTCTAAAAAGAATGTTTAATTTACTTGAAAATCATAAGGTAAATGCTCAAACAGTTCAAAAAGTTGACAAAACATTATTAAAATTAGTTGAAAATTCAAAAAATATCGCAAGTAACGATATAATTAAAAATCAAACAGAAATAAAAAAACAATTTAGTATATCATTACAGGAGTTAAACCAAATGACAAAACGTAGAAATAATATTTTAGCAGAAAACTATTCATCACTATCTAGAAGATCTAGACGCCTTTTTGAGGCTGAAGATGAACAAGAAGATGAAGATATGGGTGGTATGGAAGATATGGAAGGTATGGAAGGTATGGGTGGTGATGAAGATGAAGATATGGGCGGTATGGAAGATATGGGTGGTATGGAAGATATGGGCGATGATTTATCTGGCACAGATGCACAAACATTAAAGGATATTGCTGAAAAAATTGAAAAAATGGTTGGTGGCGGAATGGGCAGCGATGAAGATATGGAAGGCATGGACGATATGGATGATGAAGATATGGAAGATATGGGCGATATGGGTGATGAAGAAGATGAAGATGAAGATGAACCTAAAACTGAATGGTCTCGTAGACGTGGTCGTTTGTTTGCAGAATCTGATGATGATTTAGAAGAAAGTGATGATGAAAAATTTGAATATGATCAAATGTCTGAATCGGATTTCTTTTATGAAGCAGATAAAAAAGGCAAAAAAGGTAAGATCCCTCCTCAATTCTTAAAAGGTAAAAAAGGTAAATCATCTAAAGAAGAAGAAGATGTAAAGGAATCCCAAAGACGTCGTGGTGATGTTTTCTTAGAAATTGATGAAAACATGCTTAAACGTGAAATTGCCAGAATGAAGAGATTACGCGAAGGTGATGCTGAAGATATGGCTTCTCACTTTGGCGGTGGCAAAATTGAAAGAGAAATGTTTGTAGATTCAGATGATGGAGATTTGAATGGTAATGTAGGAAATCTTGGAAGTTTCCCTTCAAAGGGTCGATTAAAAGAAGGTCGTTCTTATAATAGTAACAGTGAAACTCGTTTACTCGAAGGAAAAGTTCAAAAGTACGAAAGAGCATTAACCGGCATGAAAGGTCAATTATCAGAAATGACACTATTCAATGCTAAACTCCTTTATGCGAATAAATTAATGCAAAACAGAGATCTTACAAATTCTCAACAACGTCATATTGTTGAAAGTTTAGATCAAGCTAAGACACTCAGAGAAGCAAAATTACTTTTTGAAGGTTTAAGTAAGAGCTTACTCAAGGGAACAGGTCGTTCTGGTTCTCTTAATGAAAGCGCAAATCGCAGAATTACTGGCGGTTCAAGCAGATCAACTTCTAGTGCACAATCATCACAAAATAGAATTGAAACTGACCGTTGGGCATTATTAGCAGGTATCAAGAAGTAAAAAATAATTAGTGAACGAAAAAAAAGATTTAAAACTGATATTAAACAGTATATTTAGTTTTAAAAAGAAAAATCAAATCAGGAGAAATAAAAAAAATTATGTCAAGTTATACATTACAATCATTAACTGAAGGTATCAGACAACGTCACGTTGGTACACAAAATAAAAGATTAGTCGAAAAGTGGTCACGTACAGGTCTTCTTAGAGGTCTTGACGATGTAAATCGTGAAAATATGTCTCAACTTTTAGAAAATCAAGCATCACAACTTCTTCGTGAATCAAATACACTCGGAAGTGATGCTGTTAAAGGTTTCACAAGCATTGCATTCCCAATCGTTCGTCGCGTATTCGGTGGTCTAGTAGCTAATGAATTAGTTTCAATTCAACCAATGAGCCTTCCTTCCGGTCTTCTATTTTATCTAGATTATACATACGGTTCAAATGTTGGTGGTGATCAAAGCAGCACTGCTAATGCAGATGCTACAGCAACATATAAATCTGGTGAATCTATTTATAATAATCCTACTGGAAAAGATATTCAAAAAGGTTCTTTTGCAAATGGTGGTCAATATGATTTATTAGGTTCAGGTTTTTCAAAAGTGCATAGTTCTGCACCAAATGTTGCAACTACTGTTATTGTTACATCAGCTGGCGCAAAAGATGCAGCAGGCGCTTTACAAACATTAGATTTAACAAATGCAACAGTACAAAAGTTATTACAATTTGATCAACAAGTGTTAGATTCAGGAACTGATTGGTCTGGTATATTAATTCCTACTAGTGCTTTAACTGATTTAGATAAAAGTCATGTGAAAGAAATTAATTTACATGGCTTCGCAACTGGAACTGCTCCTGCTGATTTAACAACAGCGTATCAATCAGGAAAAGCTAAAAATTTACGTAGATTAAATCAATTAGTAAAAGTAGACGGTACTACAATTACACCTGATTTCTTTAATCCTAATCACGTTTTATGCATTGTAAAAAAAGCAGCTTGGGATTCATCAGCAGTGGGAGCTAATGTTGATGTTTCTTATGTAAAAGAAGAATCAATTAGTATAACAGGTAGTGGTAATCCAGAAACTGTTATCAAACCTGATTTTGAATCAAATTTTGATGGCGATGATGCTGGTAAAATGGGTGGAGCTGGTATTACACCTGTAATTCCTGAAATTGATATTAAGATTGAGTCAATTCCAGTGACTACCACAACACGTAAGTTAAGAGCTCGTTGGTCACCCGAACTTGCGCAAGATCTTAATGCATATCATTCATTGGATGCTGAAGTTGAATTAACTCAAATTCTTTCTGAACAAATTGCATTGGAAATTGATCGTGAGATTTTGAATGATCTTTTGACACAAGCTCAAGGTGCAAACTTCTTCTGGTCACGTGCTCCTGGTAAGTTTGTGAATAAGAGAACTGGTGCTGAAATTGCTCGTGTATCAACATTGACACCTGGACCTGCATTTACTGGTACAGTTCGTGAATGGTATGAAACATTGACTGAAACCATTATTGACGTTGCAAATGAAATTCATAGAAAGACATTACGTGGTTCAGCAAACTTTATCGTTGTATCACCTGATGTTGCTACAGTATTGGAAGCATCTGTATTGTATCGTCCTTCATATTCAATTGATGGTGATGGTCAAGTTGCAACACCATTTACAATGGGTGCAGAGAAGATTGGTACATTGAGTAATCGTTTTACTGTATATAAGGATCCATATTTCCCAAGAAATAAGATTCTTGTTGGTTACAAGGGTGGTAGCTATCTTGAAACTGGGTTTGTATATGCTCCTTATGTTCCATTGATCGTTACTCCTACCATTTTTGCTCCAGAAGATTTTACACCTCGTAAGGGCGTAATGACACGTTATGGTAAGAAGATGGTACGTGCAGATTTTTATGGTACAGTAACATGTATGGATATGAATATTATTTAATATAATAATTTAATTTTTGTATTAAATAGTTAATTATAAAGTCGCGAAAGCGACTTTTTTTATTTTATTTTTGGTTTTGTTTAATATTTAATTAATATTAAACAAAAAGGTTTTAAATGATAATACAAAGAAAATATTTAAAAAAAATAATCAATAAAAGTTTAAAAGAGACTAGATTTTTTTTATCACACCCTTATGAAAAATTAAAAGACGAATCAAAGATTGCATTATCAAGATATTGGGTTAACTTTTTTAATTTCTATTTAAGAGATCTTAAAAAAAGAAATGAAGGTAAGCTTCCACAGCAAAGAAAGGAAGATGAAAATGTTATTGGTATTAAAAGTAATGAAGACTTATATGCTTTTGATATTAGAAATTTTAAATTGTTTAATTTAAATATACAATCAGAACTTGATGAATTAACAGATAATCGTGTTGAAGAATATTGTGAAAAAAATAATATTGATTTATCACAAGCTGATTTAAATTTAATTGATAGAAAAATGAGTGTAATATCTTTTATAAAATTACCAATTAGTATATCTTTGTATTTTTCTGATGTTATGATTGATAAGATGAATAAGGTTTTAAAGGATTCTTCTATTACTACAATTAGGACTATAGATGAATTAAAATATATATTATCAATTTCAGAATTAGTGAGTAGTGATTCTACTTTATCTGCAGCTAGAATGTCTGCTGCTGTAGGTTATCCAAGTCAATCATTTGATGATGAAGATTATTTAAATGCAAAACAAAATTCAGATGAAAATATTGTAAAATTTTTAAGAGAGATAGCTAGTCCAAGTACGTTTATTTCATTTATAGATGCTTATGAATTTAATTTGGATTGGAATGAAGATAGTGAGGATCGTGAAAATGAATATTTACCTCCTAAACTTAGTTTAAATCCAAATGCTACATTTGGTACTCCACATGCTATATATGGTTATCCTTTTGATAAGGAAAATTGCGAACTTTTTTTAAGGACAGGTAAACCAACATATTCTAAGTTTGCTACAAATAGAAATTATTTCCATTTAATTAAAATAGATTTAAATAATCCACGTGTTATTCTTTTTAAAGCAGATGGTACATGTAATCATGATATTAATAAAAAAGAGTATTTTAGCAGAATAAAAGAATTACATCGTTTATATAAACTTTTTTATAGGGATATGAGTAAAGATAATGAATATATCGATAAAAGAGATGAAGAACGTGAAATTTTACAAGATAATCTTAATGTTGTATATAGTGAATTTATAGATTTTATGAGAGATGGTATGTTTATTGATGAATATGCACGTTTAAAAAATAATCCTTTTTATTTATTATATAGATTTGCAGGATATTTATCAAGATTACAAGGTTTAGATGCGTTTGATGAAGCAGCATTAGAAAGTAATAAAAAAAATAAAGGACATTCAGAATTTTCTGCTTTATTACTACACTCAATTGGTATTGATTGTATTGTTGATAGAGGTTTAGGTATTGTACATCGTAATGAACCTTCACAAGCACATATTTTAACATTTAATAATAGCAGTTCAACTATTTATAAATATTTAGGCACATATAAAAATTTTAAGAATAAATAATTTTATAATTTCCAATATAATTAATAAAAAAAGTGTTTTATTATGATTATATTGGAAAAAGATTTAAAAAAAATTATAAAAAATAAATTATTAGAGACAAGATTTCTATTATCTTCAGACTATGAATATTACAATAATAAATATAAAAAATGGCAATTATATTTTACTGATATTTTACCTAGAATTATTTTAAATAATACTGAAGCTATATTTATCGATAATGATCAATTTTATTTAGCAGATTTTAAAAATATTGATATTAAAAAAATAACAACTGATGAATATGAATCAATTTTAAGAAGTGGTGGTCTAGTTCCAATAAGAATTTATTTACCTACAACATTATTTCAAATATATATGAATAACTTCAGAACAGTTAAAGAAAGTGAATATTTAAAAACTGGGTCTTATAGACCATCTGATAATACAAAAATACTTGAAATTGAAGATTTATATAAAATATTTGAAAAAATAAAATTAATGTCATCTGATGAGCGTATTGATGTTAATTTAAATGCAAGTAATATGTCAAAAAATATAGGTAGTCAATATAATTTTAAAAATTTTAATTCAATAGAAGAAATGCAAGATTATTTATATGATATAGCAGGTCCAGATATTTTTATTACTTTCGCTGATTCTTATAGACTTGATGCAAATGGAAATCCTATAAATCCACAATTTAATTTAAACCCTAATGCTACATTTAAAACACCACATGGATTTTATTTTTATCCTTTTGATAAAATTAATGCTAAAGCTTTTATAAATTATGGACAACCAACACGTGCAGAGTTTGCTGTAGATAGAAATTTTTTTCATTTAGTTAAAGTAGATTTAAGTAATAAAAAAACAATAATTTTTGAAGAAGATGGTACTTGTAATAAAAAAATATCATATGAAAATTACATTAAAAATGTAAAAGAATTAATAAGAGTACATGAAGAATTTTTTAAATTAGAAATAAATCACGAAGAAACTTTTAAAAAATTAAATCTATTTATGGAAATGTACCATGGAGATTATGAAAATTTAAATGATGATGATTTTGAATCAGGTATTTATTTAGATAATAATAATTTTGTTTCTAATTTATATAAATTTGCTTTTTTTCTATCTTTTAAAGATTTTACAGATATAAACAGAAAATATTTATTTGATGAAGATGATGAAGGAAATGTACCTGAATTATTTTCTTTGTTATTATATTTAATAGGTATTAGATGTGTTATAGATAGAGGTTTATGTATTATTCATGAAAACGAACCTGAACAGATGCATATTATTACTTTTGGCGATGATACATCTTTTTATGAATATATTGGTACATTTGATAATTGGTTTAATGCTTACAATTAAATTTAAATTATAATAATTAATTATTTTTAAATTCATAATTATAATATTAAAAATAAATGGTAATAAATTGATTCGTAATATAATAAAATTAAAAAACATAATTAAAAAAACTTTAAATGAAACAAAATTTATAATGTCTCAAAATAAACAAAATATTAAATGGTATGAGTTTTTTTATGAAAATTTATTTTGTAAAAATATTGACGATAATGGAAACATAACACCTTATAAATATTTAATTATTGATGATTCATCTGATAAATTTGATTTAGATGGAAATATTTTATTAAATCAAAGATATTTTGATAAAAAATATTATTTAGTACCATACGATCAGCCTTTAAATGTTGAAGAAATAGATTTTTCAAAAAGATTAAAAATTCTAAGGGAAAATGGCTTTAATGTTAATACTTTATCATTACCATATGATGATATTATTGGTCTTGAGATAAAAAATATAAATGATTTTAACATGAAATATAAAGAATGTTATAGATTAAAAATTTCAAAAGAAGAAGAATATTTTCCTCAATATTTGGATGCTAAAAGTATGTCTGATGTTGTTGAAAAAAAAATAAAATATATACAAATAAACGATAGATTTAAATATAAAAATACTTTATATCATCTTGCAGGTCCAGATACTTTTATTTCATTTGCTGATCCTTATGAAATTGATCCAGTTAGTTTTCACTATTTATCACCTAAGTTTAGTTTAAATCCTAATGCTACATTCAATACACCTCATGGTTTTTATTTTTATCATTTTGATAAAAAAAATGCACAAAGATTCTATGAATGTGGTATGCCATCACATGCTGATTTTGCTATAGATCGACCTTATTTTCATTTGGTAAAAATTGATTTAAACAATCCAAATGTTTTAATATTTAATAAAGACGGAACATCTAATAGAAAAATGTCATCGCAAGAATTCATTAAAAATGTAAAAGAATTAATAAGAATACATATAAACTTTTTTGATAAGGAAATTAATTATAAAAAAATATATAATAAATTATTAAATTCATATTATGCACTTACAAAATATAATGATAATCAGATCCTTGAAGAAAATCCATTATATCAATTATATAAATTTACTTTTTTATTATCAAGTCATAATATTTCTAGAAATA